TGGACGATGCGATGGCAGTTATCACCCGTGGCTCCAACCACTACTGGAGATTGCCTAAGGAAATCGAACGTATCCGCATTCTGATCTCCAAGTTGACCCCTCTTCAAAGAGCAGCTTTTGTCTATACCGGGGATCTTTATAGCCTGACGCTCTACAATGATGGTCTGATGCGTGGATTCATTACCAAGTTGTCCACACTGGTGGATGTTCAACACCCTGACCCCAATTCTATCTTCAAGAACATCAATGAAGACTACCGCATTTTGGCAGTTCAGATATGTGAGAGCTTGACCCGCGGTATCAAGTGGTCGAAGATGGAAAAGGAACATCCCGATGTTTATGCGATTGTTGCATCGACTATGGAAAACTCCTACAAGACTGTGTTGGAATATGGTGATCTGATCAGTGCGCTGCTAACCTCTAGCAACGTACCGGCATCGTTAGGATGGTTCCCTACCAGTGTGCGTTATGCAGCCGTGACATCTGACACTGACTCCACTATCTTCACAGTGCAGGATTGGGTGAAGTGGTATTTCGGTAAGATCTGTTTCGGTTCCAAGGCCAACGCTGTCGCAGCAACAATGATCTTCGTTGCATCTCAGGCGATTGTTCACTTGCTGGCAATGATGAGTTCGAACATTGGTGTGGAAAAGAAGCGCCTGCACCAGATCGCCATGAAGAACGAATTCAAGTTCGACGTCTTTGTGACGACACAGGTGGCCAAGCACTACTATGCTCTGATCAGTTGTCGGGAAGGTAACGTCTATACTGACTTCAAAGAAGAAATCAAGGGTGTTCACTTGAAGTCTTCCAATGCTCCTCCGGCAATCAATGCCAAGGCCAAGGAGCTGATGATCGGAACAATGAAGAAGATTATCAGCGGTGAGGATCTGTACCTGTCTCAGATTCTGACTGAGATTGCTGATGAAGAACGTGTGATTCTGAAATCTTTGAGAAGTGGTTCTCTGGAGTACTTCCGAGGAGCACAGATCAAAGGTCCTGACTCATACACACTTGATCCTGAACGTTCTCCCTACATGCATTACACCTTCTGGAATGAAGTGTTTGGTCCCAAGCATGGGGAAGCACCTCCTCCGCCTTATGCGGCAATTAAGGTCAATACAAGCATGGAGAACAAGACACAAGTCAATGCATGGCTCAACAGCATTGAAGATCAGGAACTCAAAGAGCGCATGGTTGCATGGTTGGAAAAACGCAATGGGCGGATGCTCAAGACGTTTTATCTACCCATGAACATTGTTGACTCCAAGGGTATCCCTGATGAAATCTTCCGGATCATCAATGTGAGGAAGATTGTGGCGGACTGCTCTAAGGTTTTTACTTTGATTCTTGAATCATTTGGAGTGTTCTCATCTCCAGCAGGAAAGCACATCAAACTGTACTCGGATTATTACTAATCCGCCTCTACTACCTCTAGGCTGGCGCCTAGAGGTAGTAGAGGATCAGTTTGCCGGATTAGCTCATGGTTAGCTTGGGAAGTGAACTGAATTCATTAATGAGCTTGTGGGTAACCTTCATCGAATCACGCAGGTCATCGATGAGCTTCTTCGCTGCATCCATATCCGTGGACTTGATGAATTCCTCGGGATGAAGAAGAGCAATCTTGCAAAGCTCATGGTACGTCTGAAGGAAAGAAGAAACTTCCTCCACATACACGTTGTAAGCATAGACGTAAACGCTAAGCTCCTTACTGATGTACTGGACAGCGATCATGGGTTCAGTCAGATTCAATCCCCTGACAGTGGGTCTGACAGTGTGCATGCCATCCTCGCTCTCATTCGTGACAAACTCTTCATATGCCTGTTGGTAGGTTTTGAGAGTACTCACGAGCTTGAGCAGGGGCTTCACGTGCTTTTCCATGGCGATGAAGGAAGACTGGATGTCAGCTATGCGGAACTGACGCAAGAACCTTGCGGGAGCCGATACAACGCCACCAGGACCCCTCAGAATGAAATTTCTGACGTCGTCCTGAGATGACACAGGACCACGCTTGAGATCTGCATTCATCTTGGAGTCTTTTATTAGCATGTCGATGTCAGCAAGAACTCCCTTGAGAGTTTGACCATCGTGCAGATTCAGAACCCTGGCTGTTTCTCTGTGTAGTTCCGCAACCTCTGCATCAAGGTTCTTGTATTCCCGCAGATCAGCATCTGCCTTTTTGAGGAACTTGATCCAGTAATCGAAATATGCAACGAGTTTCTGAACGTCGCCTGTTGCGGGCACGATACCGGTTTTCTGAGACTCCTTGAAATAGAGCGAATAGTAAATGTCTTTACCGAGAAGGATTTCTCCAATGACTGTACGACTGGCATGTGCGGCAGTGATACAGTTTGTCCTCTTCATGCTCGTGGGTGACCTGGAGGCAATGCTCAGAGCCAGAGTTTCAATGCGCTTGAGCACATCGCCCTGAACACCTTCATCAGCGGGATGATTGCTCAGCGGAGTAGCCATCTGACCCAGAGTCTGAAAGTCTTTGGCTTGAGGATCGATCTTCTCGACCACGCGCTCAATTGCTTGTTCAGGTTTGACGATGTGTCCGTCATCATCAACATTCTTGATATCGATAGTGTTGCCACCAGACCCGCTACCGCTTGAACTACCCGTCGTGAAGAACTTGTAGATCTTCATGATGGTGGCAATCACTGCCAGTACAGCAGTAGCAATCAAAGCAATGATGCCCTTACTGAGTTCCTCCAGGGCTGCTCTGTGCTTCTGAGCCGCAGGAGCCGAACTGAAAAACGTATCCATCGTCTTGCCATTTGGGCAAAAGGATTCCACAGCAGCCACACCATCCATCGTCACCGATCTCTCAGCCTCGAGTTTACCCAGCAGGCTATACATTGCTTCTGCACGAGCAACCATGGCTTCCAAGGACACGCTGCCAGTTTCCACGTTATTCATCATTCTCACCTTTTGCGATCTTATTGATGTAGTTGTAGCTATCAGCCAAGTCTCTATAAAGATCGGCAGGCAGCATGGTGTTAAGCAAAGAGTTTCTCAAGGACATGTTTGCATAGCGAGCAATCTTCCCAACTTCCATGGAGTTACGCACTAATGCAAATTCACTCGACAGCCTGAACAGAAACTCAATTGTCGGTATTCTGGCAACAGAGAATGCCCACTCAATCTGTCTGGTCGGAACTGAAGATGGGAGATACGATGCATCAAACAAATTGTCGACATTGATCATCGGGATCGAGCGCATCATGTTGTAGAAGTCAGCTTTTGAATTGCTGAGTATATCTATAAGCTTTTCATGATACTCTCTTAGCTCATCCTCAAATCCCGACATGAAGAATGGATGCTTGGCTGAAATTGATACGCCTATTGCTTCATCCCTCAGTACATGATCCAGGTGATTGAACAGCTCATAATCCAATTGCGACCCTAGCGCATTCGTCAGGGGGTAATTGAATACGAAGTTGTTGATCCCTCGTTCTCCACATCCTGAGACAGCAGCAATCTCAGCTTCTTTATTCCTGAAGGCTCTATACTGAACAGCGAGCAATGGGATATTGATAGCGATCACAGCCACACCAGTTTCCGAATGATGTCGGATTCCATTCGGAGGCATGAAAGAGATGTCGCTATGCGCACATCTCAGGATAGTTATAGGAGACAGATCTTCCCAGTTGTCATTTGCCCAGACCGGATCAAAGCTATCGGAGTAACCGATAATGATCTCTCGACTCGCATCACCGTAGAAGTCACCGTGGAATAGACGACCCTTAAATATAGATGACGTCATTCCGAGAGCCATCGATCGGTTGAGAGCTACTTGACAAACGTTATCGTAATAACGAGAGATCTCCAGGGAATGAGGAACACCCATACCCGATAGTAGCTTGATCAATATGTGTTGGGAGCTAACGAACTCTTTACTGTGACGATAGTAGCTCACAGCTTTATCCAGGTTAGCATTCAAACGTGTTCTGATGAAGTTCCATCGTGAGGGTGTAGGCACTGCTGTCTGATGCACAGGCTCCACATTAAAGATTTCGTACATGTTCCGCTCACGTTGTAGGTTAATAGGAAAGTAGCCCGGTTAAGGCAGTCATATTATCCCTACCCATAGCTGATGTAAAAAAATACACGATATAGTATGTATATGAGAAGTAGTCGCTTCGAAAGAAGCTGCTACTCTAGGTCATACGCGTTATATCCGTTTTTCACTTATCGGTGATTTTTTTACTGATGGTAGGTATAACATGTAAAGCTCAGATACAGCGGATTCTAGATTTTTTCACCCACTCATTATTTATAGGTGATTGGTAATTGAAGAAGTCTACTCCAGACTTTTTTAAGGTTTGATTCATAAGCTAGTACTGGCAAATGGATCTTTTTAGTGTTGTACACACATGTGTGAAGAAAAGGAAAAGAAATGAGCATCGTTGACGATACCAACCAGAACGGGAACAACGGCCGCCAAGAGCATGCCGAGGCTCCCCGCCCCCGCGCTGAATCCGCCCGTCCGAACTTCGGCGGTCAGGCTGAAGGCCTGGACAATATCAACTACGCAGCACTGCTGAACCCGGCCGGCGACACCGCCAGCGGCGACACGCTGGTCCGTCTCTCCGAGGCCGCCACCAAGTACTTCGAAGGCACGGTCAACAACGTCTACTACGACTACTCGTTCCTGACGTTCGACCGCGCGAACAGCGAGGGCATCACGGTTTCGATCCTCGTCATCCTGGCGTTCCTCAAGACCTCCAAGGGTGCGGCCGGTTCGTTCCACACTCTGCTGATCGGCGACTCGTTCGGCGCTGTCGAGACCCAGATCAACAAGGGCCCGGAAACGATCATCTGGAAGCGTCACGCCGGCGAAGCTTTCGACGGCAAGATGATTGCCTTCATCCAGAAGGAACTGTCGGTTCGTTACCCGCACACGTCGTTTGTGCAGGCTGACGCCGAAGTCGTTCCGGCCGGATTCGAGCTCTCGAAGCCGCGCACCGATGCGCTGTTCACCAATGCCGTGACTGCCTGCGCCACCATCCTCGCTCAAGCTGCCGGTCTCGTCCGTGTGTCCATCGACGACCTGACTGCCGGACGCGCTCTGCAAGTGCGCGCGCTGTTCAACCAGCCGAACACCGAGAACGCTGTCGGGGTGCCGGTCCGTACCGATACCCGTCTGGTGCTGTCCACGATCCCGAATCGTCAGAGCAACTCGATGGATGTCTCGCTGAACGACATCGGTGCTCAGAGCAAGATTCTGGCTCATGTTGGCGGCTACATGGACGTGATCTATGCGCCGGAAGAAAAGCCGAACAACTCCTTCCGTACCACTGAACGCCGGGATACCCGCACCTACATCCCGAACTTCATCATCACGCAGCTCGGCCATACCCGGATGACCTCCCTCGAAGGCACTCTGCTCTCGCTGGCGGCCATCAACGCTCTGCGTGTGGACAACGGCTGGACTCAGTGCTTCCGTCCGAACACCAATCCGGCTGGCGGTCGCGACATGCATGGTGTCGGTGGTTTCAACGTCGAAGCGAACGTCACCAACGATCCGAAGGGCGGCTATGTGATGGATACGGGCAAGGATCTGCGCGACGACGATCTCGCGGATTACCTGCAAGCCATCATGTTCGACGACCTGGTGGTCTCGATCGACATCGCCGAATGCGGTCCGGATACCTACTTCCTGGCTCCGTTCGCGATGGCAGCTGAAGGTGAATCTTCGGCTCAAGCAGCGATCTTCCGTGCTGCAGAAAAGCTCACCAAGGGCAACTTCGCGGCGAAGTTCGAGGCCAAGAAGAACCACACGATCCTCTCCAAGAACAACCTGTCGCTGCTCAATGGCGACTATGTTGCTCCTGGTGGTGTGCGTCGCGATATCCGTGACGTCGACTATGCCTTCATCTGCAACACCTTCGGTGCCAACGATGCTGGCCAGATCGGTCGCTGGGGTGATGCAACCCAGGGCGGTGGTACGGATGTGATCGCTCGTGCTGATGAACAACGCACCATCATCGAAGGCGCGCTGGCCTCCGAAGTGCGCTTCACCGGCATGTCCCGTCGCTACTCGTTCAACCGCGACTTCCTGAACGCACTGACCGAAGCGCTGCTCGCGGCCAAGCTCGACGTCTCGCTGGAATCCAGCGGCCTGTTCGGTGCCCGCCGTGATCGCACTCGTGGTGCCGACTACCTCGACGATGCTCGCATGAGCACCCGTGGCAACGACTCCTACTTCCAGCGTCGTACCTCGGGCGGCAATCCGGCCGGCTTCGGTCGTTTCCGCGGCAATATCTGATCGCTGAGCCTCGGCTCTAGTGAGGCTCCCTCTACCCAAGAAGTCTTTGGGTAGAGGGAGTTATTTTTTTCGTTCTTGGGAGAGAATATGGGTATTTATGGAGAAGTAGCAGACTACGATGATGACTTTCTGAGGTTCGTAAAAGACCCTCAGTATGTCAATGACGTGGACGAATCTCCAGCAGCAAAAGAAGCATTCCGTAAGGAGGTATTCACCCAGCACGATGGTAGCGAATGTTTGTCCAACACACCCACTTGTCAGTGCGGCAGACTGACTGGATATACTAACAGTCGCGGAGATAAGACATCCGGTAGCAATATCGGTGTTAAGTGTCCGGTGTGTCACACGACTGTTGAGTCATCTACCGATGATCTACAACCTCGCATCTGGCTCAGGTCTCCGCGTGGCGTGACTGCGATGATCAATCCACTGATCTGGTCGATGTTGGTGGGGCGTTTCAAGAAAGGCGCGGGCTTTTCCTTGCTGCACTGGATCACGATGCCCAGCTATGTTCCTGATGGGAATCTGCCGGTTTACTGGCAATCCATACTGGATGCAAAACTCAAGCGCGGTTACAACAACTTCGTGGAGAACTTCGATTCCTATATGGAGTTCTTCTTCAATCTGAAGACCATCAAGAAACGCAACAAGATTGATCCTCTCTATCAACTGATCCAGGAGAATCGAAATAAGGTTTTCAGCCAGCAAATCCCGCTGGTGAATAGAACAATGTTGGTGATCGAGAACACCAACCTGGGTCGTTTTCTCGACAATACGATGTTCGTTGCAATCGATGCCATTACCGGGATGATTGGTATCGATACTCCGACGTGTGTGCTCAGTCAGCGACAGCGTGAAGAGCGCACGATCAAGTCGATCGACATGCTCTCTCAGTACTACGAGGGAGTGTACGACAAGCTTTTTGCTCCGAAAGAGGGCATCTTTCGCAAGCAAGTTTATGGTGGCAGAACTGACTTCTCAGCTCGGTGTGTGATCTCCTCTCTCACTGGTCCTCACCAGTATGACGAGATACATATTCCATGGGGTGTGGGGATTGGGCTGCTGCGCACTCACCTGGCCAGCAAGCTCACCAGACGCGGGTATAACCCGAATGATCTACTGGGGCTGCTCTACAGTGCCGTCGGAACTACCGATAAGGCAGTGATCGAGAAAGTCAAGAGTCTGTTCGATGAGATGATCGAGGAGTCTGATTGCTCGTATCTGTATCCGGATGATCCCGATAAGCATAAGGGCATACCGGTGATCATGCAGCGCAATCCGACTCTGGGTTTAGGCAGTATTCAGCTGGTGCGCATCACCGGGATCAAGGATGACCTGGAAGACAAAACCATGTCAATCTCGATCCTCAACGTAGAGCAGTATGGCGCTGATCGACATCTTAAATATAGGTCCTATCTATCAGTAATGGTGGATTGAATGCTTTTGAATTGCGGGGACATCCTTAGAGTCCTATCTACCAAACTTACATTGGAAACTTGTAAGTGGCCAGGGTAACTAGCTGGGTATGGTAAAAAGGGTAGGAATTGGGTAATCACGCAGCCAAGACTCTAAGTATCGCTGAGATAGCGAAATATGAGTAAGGTTCAACGATCATCCCGTAGCGGGGAGTAGCGGACAGCGTCTGCCAAGTAGAAGCCTCCCCTCATTGTGAGGGGATGATGATATGATCTGCCCCCATGGGAAAGCCATGGGCGGGTGCCAGGAATCGCACCGGGTTAAGAGGGTAATCCCGAATAGGGATGAGCGGCTTAACTGGACATTGGGTTCGATGGAGACCAGATGGTAGCCATGATGACGCTCGATAGGTATACCACGAAAGAGATGATGTCGATGCTGCCTCACCGCAACGTCATCTCGGTTGATGCACCCAGGCAATTGAGTCGGTCCATATCGCCTCCCAAACCGTTTGCAGCCACTCTTGCCAGGTGGTTTGAACGTGGGCGTTAATGAACGAAAGGAGATGCGATGTATGAAATCGGATTGGTGGAAGGCGGCGATGACGTCTTTCGCTACCGAGTATTCGGTGAGAAAACAAATGCCGGATTAGAGTTTCTGGAACGTCAACAAGAAAGGATCGATAGTCTGTCCCCGCTGCTCAATAAGGGGATGGAGTCGTTCTTCGAACGTTCTCGTGAGGTTTATGATCGTTTCAATAGCTCCACGGCAATGCGTCGCCTCAGAGCAGTAGTGAGCCAGTTGGGTCACTGCATGCAAAAAGACGTCATCAAGCCGCTGTATCTGCTGGAGGATATCCAGCAGGCTGCTCCTGTGATGCAGCGCTGGCTGATGAGCAACATTGCGTTGCGGGAACGTTATCATGCTCAATTGTGTGATGGCTTCTCCACGACGTATGTTGACTATCATCCGGATGACATTGGCGAGAATCATTACGATTACCGCCGTGTGATGCAGGGCATTGCAGTCGACAACGAGGATGGTACGTGGACAGCTACTCAGTGGGATGATCCTCTGTTTGAGGATGATCGTGAGCTCGATGTGCGTGAGCAAGCCGACATCCTGAATGCTTGGGCGAATGCTGAGATGTTCCTCAAGCGCGGAGAGAGTGATCCAACCAGTATCTGGGACGCAAGTCTCTAACCAATAATGCCTCTCGAAAGGGAGGCATTATTTTTTTCTTCGTTTGGGGTTTATTATGCCTACAGCAGCAGTTCCTACTCTTTCAGCAGCTGGATGGGTAAAGGACGTTCCCACAAAGTGCGATTTTCTTATTTCGCATTTCTATGCCAGTGAAGAGGCGCAGACTTTCTTCTATCAAGGCAACGTCGCATCTCTTCCAGCTTTGTTGGCTAAATACCAACACGACCCTCTCTCGCTTGGCACACAAATTCAAACGGTGATGCATCGTTATCTGGCGCGTCACTTCGACAGTGCAGATGTGGATTGCAGCTGTACCGATGACAGCGGCAAGGTCTACATCAAGCTTTCTGCAACTGTGGTGCAGGATGGTGAAAAGTATTCGTTTTGCAAACAGTTCGAGACCACTGGTACCATTATCTCGAAGATCATCAATTTGGTTAATTAGGATTTTGTCATGGGCAATAACACGAATGATTACACACCGGCAGCCATACAGTTCGATAATGAACTCATGAGCTCAGCCCGAGAGATTCTGGCAAACTCGGAAGTCCCCGATGCCAGAATCTCCGAGGAAGTTTTCAAGCAGTATTTCCTGCCGTGTTTTGCCGGCCAAGAACCGTTTCAAGAAAAACTGAGCATCTGGCTCAATCTGGCGGGTGGTGTTCACAACCCGGTTCAGGTAGTTGACGATGGAGGCAATCCGCTTTTCGTGGTGCCTGCCACGTATAGTGTCGACACCTTCGCGATCAATGGTCGAAACAAAGAGCGCAGCCTCGATGTCTCTACCCTCATCACCACGGTCAAGCGGTTCAATTCCGTTAACCCGGTAAAAGCCAATGAGATCATGAACAATGGTTTCCATCAAGTGGCACTTGACATGGTTGATACGAGCATCACTCCCAAGATCGAAGCTGAATGGAAAAGCATCTTCGACCGGTACGGCATCACATCCGGCGCTCAATCCAAAGCAGGCATCGCCAAGAGTGTTGAACACAATGATGAAGAGATCGATGGGTTCAGTCCGCTATGAATGTGTCCGGGCTTAATAAGCTCGACATTGCATCAATATCGGATATCCATTTAGGACATCCTGATAATCCTGCTGTTCGCATCATTCAGAATTTGAAAAGAGCTTTTAGTAATGCAGCTGATCTAGCCGAGCTGGACATTATCTTCATTGCTGGAGATGTGTTCGATCGACTGCTCTCTTTGCCCGATGATGCAGTTCACGAGATCGACTTTTGGATTACACACCTTCTGAGACTTTGCAAGAAACACGATATCATTCTCCGTGTTCTGGAAGGTACTCCTAGTCATGACTGGAAGCAATCCAAGAGGTTTGTGAAGATCAATGAGCTATCCAGGATTGGTGCTGATGTTAAGCACGTAACAGAACTATCCGTGGAGTACATTGAAAGACACGGCATCAATGTACTTTATGTTCCTGACGAACTACCAGGTGGCCCGAACAAAACTTTTGAATCCGTTATCAGTCTGTTGGAAGAGAAAGGGTTGCAGAAAGTAGACTATGCAATCATGCATGGTCAATTTGCATACCAGGCTGTTGGGAATGAGCAGCATCTGAACCACATCGAAGATAACTACTTGTCAATTGTCAAGGAGTACATTTTCGTAGGACACATCCACACCTTTTCAACCTATGATCGAATCATCGCTCAAGGATCATTTGATCGTCTCCGACAAGGTCAGGAAGAGGCGAAAGGCTATGTGCGAGCCACTATTCGACCAGGCTTTAGAAGCGCTAAGTTCATTGAGAATGTGGGGGCAATGCGGTTTGTCACAATTGACTGTTCCGATATGGATGTCGATGAGGCACTTGAACACATCCGTGAGCGAGTAGCTGACTTACCTGCTGGATCATTCGTTCGCGTAAAAGCTAATGAATCTCATCCTGTATTTGCCAACATGCCTTTGTTGGTTCAGGAGCACACTCTTTACCGCTGGTCTAAAAAGCAAGTGAGTGAAGATGATGCCGATGGTCAGGAACAGTTTCTGGATCTGAAGAATGCGGAATACAACCCCATCATCATCACTGCTGATTCAGTGACGGAATTGGTGGCGGATAGGATTCGTTCGTCTGGGTTTGAAGAGGACTTTGTGTGCAGGTGTGCTCAGTTGATAAACGATTACAAATAGGAGGCATAGGTGGACAATCTTGGATCTCGTGCCACTGGCGCTTTTCCTATCTCTGTACCCACGAGCATCGCTCTTGAGTATGCGTGCGGTATTGAATCTGAAGCAAATCCGAACCCCAAGCCATCAGTGATTGGGAATTACGATGAGATCTGGTTCAACATCCGCACTCTTTTCAGAAACATGGCGGGGTCTCTTCCCTCTGATCAGAAATTCAAAGCATCTGCTGATGACTATTCTCAGGCTCTCTATCATGAGATCATCTCGATTACTGGCATCCTGAGGGATGTTAGTAGTCAAATCCATCCAGTGTTCTATGTCTCGAACTATGCAGACGTGGATCGCCGGTATAAGGGAGCCATTGTCAGAAAGGACAGAACGGATAAACAAAAGCAGTACACAGCTCATCTGAATGGCGCTATCAAGTTGTTACTTGCTACCTTCCGTGAAGATAGGGATGTGGATATCCGGGTGTTTGATCTGAAGATCAAGACTCAACGACGTGCACGTGCGTTAATTATTACTCACCACGCCTATGATCTGCTTGGATACAAAGCATTCGATAAGCTCGATCTGTTAGAGTCTCATACCGGCACTATCAAAGCTCGGGACACATGGCATACCAAGTACACAAATGGAAAGGAACTGCCGATGATTCCATTCTCAGAAAGACTGCTGCCGGTCTTTGGGGATAGTGAATCATTTCACCCGATGCTCGGTAGTGCTCGCTCTGAGATTGTCGAACTGGCAAAAAACAGACGATGGAGCAGCATCACCACCGATGAGAAGATCATCTCCGATATTGGTTCCCTGAAGAATAAGTTCCTCGGGGATAACATTCGTGCCTTCAAGTAACAAGGAAACAAGCCATGGCCGGCAATTTCGCACCTCGCAAGAAAAACGCACTCGACAACCCCAAGCTCAAGCTCTCCGCCAACAACATCGACAACAAGAAGGCAACGTTGGCCGTTGGCTTCGTTTCGAACAACCCGCGGCTGGTCGTCTACACGAACGTCGTGGCCGATGCCACCGAGCGTAATAAGGGCGGCCAGATCCTCGCATCCCTGGACTCCGTGGCATTCGAAGGTTTCCTCAGCCTGATCGAGAAAGCCATCCACACGAAGGAAGCCTGGGCCGATTGCTTCGAGACCCGCAACTACATCTTCCCGAAAGGCCAGCGCTCTGAGAAGCCGGTCACTCAAGCAACGGTCTATGTCGGCCGGGAAGAAGACGGTGAGATCTGGGTCTCGGTCTGCTCCTTCGACAAGGAACGTCCTCGCATCAAGTTCCCCTTCGGCCCGGCTACTGACAACAAAGGTGAGGCATTCTTCAGCTACAAGCACAAGGATGGAACTCCCTATTCCAAGGGCGAACTCTCGGCTCTCTATGCCAAGTCCTGGGTGGCGCTGATTCGCCAACTAGTTGCTCAGATCCACGTGACCGAGTACAAGGAACCCGAACCTCGTGATCCCAATGGCGGCAATCGCGGTGGGTACGGTGGCGGTAATGGTGGAAACCGCTCCGGTGGTGGTAATGGAGGCGGTTACAACGGCGGTGGAGCACCCGCCAGCAACAGCTTCGACAATGACGCCGGCGGTGCTGCCGACAGTTTCTTCGACTGAGTCATGACTACCTGGTCTGCAATGCTCACACGCCTGCAGACCAGGCACCCCTCTTAATACAATCCCTACTCAAAACAATTTCAGACACTCATTACTCAACTGTGATGCATTAGGTATCAAGTTCTGTGTTTCATTTTTATCTGGAGTAAAGATGGAAATTCGTTATTCGCCAGCCACGGCGATCGAAGCATTGCATAAAGGTCAGAGTTCTACTTGGGCAGATGGTAAGTACGACACCACTGAACTCAAGAAGGTCGATGCCGATGTGTTCTATCTTCTCAACGAGTATTGGAGGACTCAACTATCCGCTGAAGAACAAGATGAGTTGTATGGACTGTACGATAAAGTCCGTGTGATGTTGGATGTCGCGGAAACAACCGAGGCTCTGCATCGCGAATTGCGCATTCTCATTGCGCAGATTCTGGACAAGTTCCATGACTTGGACCGGATTCACCACTGGGTCGTTTACGACTCACGCATTCACATACCGTCGTCAATACAAACAAGTCTGAATGCGGACCAACATTTCTTTACGGAAGCAGGCACGTATCTCAAGCCTGACTACCGCCGCCTGATCAGTATGGCTATCGCAATGCGTGCACTTGTCCCTATCTGGGGTGAGTACATGTGGCGTGGTAAGAATGAACTCAAGACGAAGAGCATGAAGTGTTCTTTCCAAGAGTTCTATGCATTCCGTCTTATTGCAGAGTCTGCAATCTACAAGTCCTCTGAGATGGAGAAACTGCGCAATTACGTTGCCTACAACATTCAGTCCGATAAAAAGGATATGAGTAAGGTGATCGATGGCGTGGGCAGTGAAGACCATGTCGAATTCACACTGGCGCGAGTGGTTGTCAGGCGTCTGGCCATCGGCGATATCACGGGTATGTCTGAGAAGGGGAACATTGTTTCCTTCATCTCGATGTACATTCGTGGGATCATCAACCGTGCTGACAATAACTACAGTGACGGAATCCGTGTCAAGGATTTCGAAGGCCGTGGTGATGATGAAGACAAGATTGCAATTCTCGAGAGCTATCCGGCTCACGACAACATTGCACCGACTATCAGGTCTATCAATGCCTGGTACGCTGATGCGCGGCGAGCAATCGCGGATGTGCAGCCGGATTTGGAATGGAGTTTGTACGAGGAGGCACTGGAGTCATCCGGTGGCTTGATCGACAGACCCATCATGCGTCCTCAGATGGCAATCGTTCAGAACGTGCTCAAGGATCACATCAGACCCAGGGCGATTCCCGACCTGCCTATCCTCAAGCAAGTCGTTCTGATCTCAGTCACAGAAGCGATTCTGTGGAAACGAGGCCAGCACTTCTTTGCAGCCCTGGTGGGATCTTATCCTGCCGACATCGATGGTAGCGTGGTAAGAAACATTAATGTCGATAGTCGTATCTCGGCTGAAACGGCATTGAAGTTGAAGAAGTACTTCCCATATGACAATCGGTTTAAGGGGGTGAGGACTGAAAAGATTGAAAGCACTGCGATGGCCGGTATTGATGAACTGTTCAAGCAAATCATCTCGCTTGAGTGGATCACCACACTACCTGATCAGTGGCGTGAGCAAATGGAATTGCAGTCAAAAAGGCGAGTTCTTCAGATCCCAACAAACCTGAAGGCGCTAATCGCTAACTTTGTGATCGACTGCATCGATAGATCGAAAGGACAGTGAAAATGGCAAGACAAAATATCCAGGTTCAGGACTTCATCGTTCGTGAGTCTGGTCGGCATCGGGATCAATTCAGGCGGCCCTTCGAGACCATTACGAATGACGCTGGAGCAATCAACGATGTCCGTGATCGCGTTGAGAACTCCATCACCATCACTCCGTCCACTTTGTCGGGTGTGGCATCGACAATCCTGGCTCCTTCATCTTTGGTTGAAGGTGAAGTTGACATCGCGAATGGCTGGGGTGAAGAACGCAATACCTTCATGTTGGTCGTCAATGTGCGCGGTGGTCTGGCGGGCAACTGCCAAGAAATCATTCAAGGCTATACGGACTTCAAGGGCGCAGTGCGGTCACACTCCGGCCGTGGTGCAGTCATTGCGCCGGAAACCATCTTCTACATCAACTCCATCATCCAGGTGAAGAACATCGATTGCCCCACCCCGATGGGCATTCGTACGTCAACTCAGGTGGTGGACAACAGCCATCTACTCTGCGACAACCACTTCACATCCATCTTCGATCAACGGCACCTGGATCGGATGCGGCCGGAAGACGTGTTCCCGCTGATGCACCAAAGCCGCTTCTTCAACACGACCGATGGTGACGTGGATCTGACTGACACCACCTCTCTCGCAACGGGTGTGGCTGTCAAGTCGAATCGCTTCAATGGGGAGTCATCGAACTTCCTGTCCAAGCTGCTCAGTAGTTACAAAATCGCCAACATCGACACCGGATGGACTGCTGAACATGACGAGGTGTGTGAAAATGCGCGCAGCTATGCGGCGGACATGGTTGCAACGAGTGATCCGTTCTTGGCCGCTATCGCAAATCTTCGCGGTACGGTAGCCAATAACAACTTCCAGATTCGGGATCTGGTAGACCTCGATCCTCGGGCACTGGATCACACCGACCTGGCCACTCCCGGTAGTCTTCATGACAACAGCACCTATTTCCATTCCCAGTCGGGAGAAGGTGCGTCTTGGAATGGTCGTAACGATGTCCACATCGCAGCCACGATGTTGGCGCAGGCTATCCCGGCAGCGATGTCGAAGTACGGCTTCATGATCCTGGATATGCAGGCAACGAACCGAAACTTCGAACGTGAGCACATCGCTACTCTCAGTAACTATGAGGGTCTGGTGAGGGATGCTCAGAATCAGTTGCTGACCATGCTGCTGACCAGCATCGAACGTGAGATTCTTCCCGATATCTCGAGGAATAATGCGTTCGACTACAAGATCTTCGTGCACTGCGATCTGCTTGGTGATTCGCTGATTCTCATCAGTCTCAATGGCGATATCGAGTATGAGTTTTCCGTGCCGTCGTTCGCTGATTCGCTGCTGGTGCCTATCGTCACTGCTGACAAGCAGCGGGCTTTGGGCATTGCCGGGGATCTCAACACCATCATCGATCATGCGGTCGGATACTCCACTGGTTATGATGTTGACAACAGTCAACCGACTAGCCGCATTCTCGTTCCGAACGCTGGTGGCTTTGGCCGTATCTAACATACAAGAAAGGAATGCAAGAAATGGATTTGGTTAAGTTGTATGAAGAGATTGCAGTCTCGGCCAACCTGATCTCCGATAAGGAAGGCAATCTGTCTCTGAAAACCATTGACGGTGAAATCAACCCTGCCACCATCGGCGGCAAGCGCATTGTCCTTCCTACTCGTGAACAACTCGATAACGGAGATCCGGAAGCCACTGTGATCTTCCATCCGTTCAGCGAGAATCTCTCTCGCGGCCCGAGCGAAGTTCTCGATCGTCTCACGAAGGCATTCGCCATCCGTCTGGAAGATGGCATCGCCTGCATGATCAGTAAGCTACTCGAACTCTCCGCATCTGAAAAGGAGCACGCTCAGTTGCGGGGCGAACAACTCGAGTTCATGACGATCACCAAGGATGCGAATGAAAAGAGTTGCGCAGCATTCAAGAAGATTGTTGATGCTGACTCGGACGGTCCCAAGTTCGTTCACATCTACCTGAACCGGAACCCGAAGCTCAAGGACGGCAAGAAGTATGGTCGTGCCGGCATCGTTACGTTCCCGATCATGGCTGAACTCGAAAAGGAAACAACTTTCGGGGTGAAGCTGCGTGTCAAAGATCGGGAGATGCTCAAGGCCATCATGCTCTACATCTTCCCGGATTGTGATGTGGAACACAGTTACTCGCATGGAACCATGAGTGATCAGGCTCCATTCCTACGGGCTCTTCTGGGAACTGTCTGTGGCCTGGCTGGTCAGGTCAATACCGTCATCGAGCGCTTCGCAAACGTTTTCGAAGACTCCAAGCAATACATCATCGATTGTGACTGGAGCACCAAGATCCAGGACACCGGTGAAATTGCCAAGGAAGCCATGCGGATTCCGATGCAGGCTGGTAATGACGGTCGCGGCGGTGAAGAGCAGGCTGTTGCAGTAGCCGGAACTTCGCCGGTATCCCCGGCAGGTACTTCAGTTGCTGCTCGTGAAGCTCCGGTGGAACGTCCGCAGTCGCTGTCTGAAGCTATGAGACAGCGCGAGCAGACGCGCGGCTATGATCGTGACTACCGAGATGACCGTCGTGAACGTGACTACGGTCGCAGCTTCCGCGATGACAGACGTGAGCGGGAACGCGAGCCTGAGCGCCCTCGTTCGATCTCTGAGCTGTTCGGCGGCAGTGATCGCCCTCAGCGTGATGATCGACGTGATTCTCGCAGTGGTTTTCGCGATGAACGCAGCTCTCGCTACTTCGACGACAACCGTCCTCGCGGCCGTGGACGGATCTAACAGGTAGGAAAATATCTCTCCTCCTTATCTGGAGGAGAGACTACCCCTTATCAGGAGAAAGGTTTAAGATGGGAAATAAGACTGGGTTCGATGAAGATGAAGTCGTTCTGTATTACGGCCGCATGAACGGAACTGTCATCAGGCAAATCGTGAAGAGCGAATCGGAAAAGAAGTCCGCCTTCTACAACGCCATCGAATTGATGAACAAGAATTTCGAAGCTGAAGGCTCGAATGACGGATACGTCTTGATGAATGATGTCGTCTATTGCATCAATCCGTCGCTCAAGCACAAAAAGATCACCGGTGATGAAGCCAAGAACTATCGCCGGCGTGTGAAGACCGAACTCAAAAAGGGAACCTTTACTGACGCATGACAGCATACACCCAGACCAACTTGTTTCCAAGTGGTCTGGGTGTATCTACTTTGCAGTCTTTTTTCTTTTCTTTCTAATTAGGGAATTCTGAAATGGCTACCAAAGCCCTGCAGCAGATCAATGGCATTGCTCTCCTTGACTATACAGAAGGTTTCATCTTTCGCGCGGATGATGAAGATAAGGCAATTTACTCGCTCGTGGATGCATTGCTCGCAACTACCACCGAAAGCAATGCTGAGCGGATCATGTACATGCTGAGTCAAGTTCCCAACTATAGCATCCCGACTCTCTTCACAGCCAGTGGTCTGACCGAGATCTCCAAGCGAGTTTTCACAGGTAATGGTGGTCCCGATACCATTGTTCCGGAGTTCTATAACACGCTGTGCTACTTCGCCGGTAAGTTCTTGATCTCCAAGAAGATCATGGCGAATGAGCTGATCTGTCAGTTGACGGATGCGCTGATTCCGAGCGATGCCCAAAATGCCGCATATGCGCTCATTCCACCTGAGTACCAGTCGCAGATCGTGACGGCCGACAAGTTCATGGCGACGGTACAGCAAAACCGCTTTCTGCTCGGGATTCTGATCATCCTCGCATTCATCTCACCCGACAACATGGTCAAGCTCAAGACCAAGCTACTCAAGGCCGTCAACTCTTGATCGATGAGTTGTAAATAGACAAAATTCTGGAGAGCGTGGTTTCATTCGGAATCATGAGCTCCAGATTGTCAGGTCCAAATTCCAATGGGGAAGGGATGCTATTGAGTCTCATGATGAGCCAATGGTATCCTGGAGCCACCATCTGCTTATTCAAGTACCCGTAAAAATCCCCTTCAAAGACATATGCGTCGCTAGGATCAATTGTGATCTTTTTGGTATCGCTGCTATTACGCAGCGTTTCCATATAGGACTCAGCAACAATTCTGTATCCAGGTGTGAACAACACATCATCTGATGCTGCAACAGACAAAGAATCAATATCCATTTTTAAAGTGCTCCAAAGTTTTTCAGGCACTCATTACTTATTAGAGTGCGTATCACAATAAAGCGCTCGAATTTGAAAAAGGAGTAGAAAAGGATGCTTTTTCAACAAAACCAGATACGCCGTGAATTGCTGGGTGTCTTGGGTTTGAACTGGGCGGCAGCATATATCAGTAGTTCTCGCCAACAGATGGTCGCCAGCCATCTGAGTCAAACTCTCGTCGCTCGTGACAGTACTGAGCGACGTATTCAGTCTGGTATGGAGCGTGAGTTCGGTAAGCAAACATTCTCCATCAAGATGCCTTGCAATGCATACATCTTGAAAGTGGTGGATTATTATCGCCGAGCATACGGCGATGAAGCAATCAAAGAAAGCCCTGCCACATTCATCATTTATGAAGACGCTGAAACTGCTGAAATAGGTGTACTTGAGATACCGAAGTTCTGCTCATACCATCAGCACTTCGGATTCGATTATGTGCCCACTCAAGAGCTCCTCTCACTGAGGAAGAACTCGACGGTTAAGAAAGGAACCATTCTCGCAAACTCGCCTTCTATTAACAGTCATGGTGGATATCAGCTTGGTCGTGAAGTTAATGTGGTCATGACAACGCATCCGGCTATCGCTGAAGATGCGATTGTGATTTGCCGTGATGAGCTCGAGCACTTCACATACTCCCAGTATGAGACCCGAACCTTTAAGTTCGGTTCGAAGATGTTTCCTCTCAATCTCTACGGAGATGAAACTCACTATAAGCCATTCCCGGATATTGGTGAGTTCATTCACTCCAGCGGGCCTCATGCAAACATCCTGGCTGCACTGCGGACTTACGACCCTATTCTTGGCTTGATCGAGGAAAACGTCAATGGGGTGCGTGAGGTTGACTTCGAGTACGACCAGCTCATCTACGGTGATCCCGATACCAACAATAATGCTGGTGGGATTGGTGGGAAAATTATCGATATTCGTATCGACCACGACCCAGCCACACTTCCGCCGATGACTCCAACTGGGATGGATCGGCAGTTGGAGAAGTACAACAATGCCAAGGTCAATTTCCATCAGGAAATAGCCGATGTTTACAATGAGTTGTTCAGAGCTCGTGGTGAGAATCTTCGAATCACTCCTGAGTTCCAGCAGCTTGTGAATGACACGATTGCTGTTCTTGGTGAGAATCGGTTCCTGGGTCGTAGCGGCTCCAGAGACAATGCCAAGACCAAGGTCAAGAAAGAATATCACTGCGAACCGATTGATGATTGGCGGGTGACAATCGTCATTGAGTATAAGAAGGTTCCTGCTGAAGGCTCGAAATTTACCGATCTTTATGGTGGCAAAGGAGTTGTTTGCTCCATCTGGGAACGTGATCAAATGCCGGTTGACAAAGCCGGTAATCGTGCCGGAATGATCTTTGGTTCTGATAGCACGATCGACCGTATGAACCCCGGCAGGCTGTATGAGCAATATATCAATGCAGCCAGCAGAGATGTTATCTGCGACATCAAGAAACGGTATGGAATAGCTACAAGGGATAGCAATAAGATTTTTGCTGTTCCTGAAGCAACAGTCAACCAGATCTTCGATGAGTTGATGGAGTTCTATGGTTACTTCTCACCCAAAATGAAGGAGAGGTTATCCGAAGATACGCTCGATCAAAAACGAGAGCACATCTTCCATGTGTTCCACGATGGCATCCCTGGCGTTCGTGACGATGGTGTGTTTTGGTACATGCCACAAGAATCTGAAGTCGATTTAGTTCAGGCAGTCGCTGATGTTCATGCGAAATACCCTGTTCTTTATGACTGTGTCACTTACAAGGGCTTCTCGAACAAGACTATCGTCACTCAAGAACCGCTCATGATTGGCAGTATGTATATTGTCATGCTGGAGAAGACGGGTGATGACTGGTCAGCTTGTGACTCTGGTCTGAGGCAGCAGTTTGGTCTGTTGTCCTTGCTACCACCGAACAAGCGGTACTCTCTTCCATACCGAGACCAGACTGTTCGAGGTATTGGTGAAGCAGAAAGCCGGTCTCGCGTGTCCTATGCCGGTCCTGAAATCACTGCCGACATCATGGATAGAAGTGGGAATATGGACAGTCACATGGTGGTATGTACATCCATCATGGATTCGGATACTCCCACCAACATCGAGAAGGTGATTGACCGTCGCAAGCACATCATGGGTCAGAACAGGTCTCTTCAGATATCCAAGCACCTGATGTATGTCGGAGGATGGAAGCTGCGCTTTAAACGGGCTAATCCATATAACGCCATTGGTGATATCACGGAAGAGTCTGCTCGCGCAGCAAGAAACATTTGCTGAATCAATGAGAGGGAGAATTCTCCCTCTCATCAATAACAAGGAGATAAGAGTAACATGCAGGACACCCTCAATATTGGTGCCATCATTAATGGTATCAACAGTATTGATGCTGCAGCGGTAGTGCTGGCGCAGTGCATTCATAACTCCGATGTGGGAAGTGGCATTGCCATTAAGGAAGACTGGGACATCGATGCCAGCTATCGCAAGTCTCTGATTCACGAAGCAAAAATCAAAATCCTGGATTACAAAAAAGAGGATTCGGATGGAACGCACTAAGGCAAGAAGCTTTTTGGAACTGTCCCTGCAAGCCATCTGGGAGCTGGAATACATAAAAGAAATTGAAATTGAATTCGATGATGGAGAAGTGCAGATTTGTAGCGGTAACGAAACTATCTTCTCTCGTTACTTCTGGGAGTTCCACCGGGAGTTCGGTTCTACTCCTCTGCTGTTCAAGCACCATCTGAGATCCATTTTGAAGGATGGCTCTTTTGAGCGCGGTATGCTCAACAAGTTGCTCAACACGGTGGCTTGGGATACGCACGACTGCAATCCATCTGTTTCCATGGATCTGCTGGCAAGACGAGTGTACTCCCATTACAACAGGCTTTACAATGACATGGTGGTGAGGACCGAAGAATGTATCGGTAGTCTCAACGCCTTGGACTTTGTTGAGATCCTGGTTCATCCCAAGATCAAGAAACTCAATGAAGAAGCCCAACCCAATGAGGAGTCCATTGCTAGCACTCATAAACAAGTGCTGAACATCATCAGAACTGATCCGGATCTGAGGAACAATGCACTGGCTCGTGCTGCCCGATACAAGACCGTCAAGGAGCCGCAAATGCTCCAGTGCATATCGGTGCGCGGATATCTGACCGATACGAACTCGTGGCGTTTTCAGTACCCCATCATGCGCGGATATGCGATGGGCTTCAAGTTGTTCCATGACTCATTCATTGAGTCTCGGTCTGCATCGAAGAGTCTGGAGTTCAGCAAGCGCAACCTGCAAACTGCCGAGTACTTCTCCAGGCGTCTGCAGCTGATGACGATGACCCTCAAGCGTGTTCATAAATGCGATTGTGGTAGTCGGCACTATATGGAGTGGGGTGTTACCCAAGGTAACTTCAAGCACCTGATCGGCAAGTGGTACGTGATCGATGAAGAATCCGGGATGTTGGCTGTGGTTCGAGTTCAGGACACGCATCTCGTCGGTAAGACCCTGAAGTTCCGCAGCACGATGGGGTGCCAACACGATGATCCCGACGGTGTGTGTGAGGTATGTTTCGGTGAATTGGCCATGGGTATCTATGAGACCAACAACCTGGGCAACCAATGCACGATCTCAATGTGTGCGAAAGCATCGCAGAATGTGCTTTCCACCAAGCACCTCGATGGCAGTACCGTCATCAAGAAGCTGGAGATTGAACCACGTCATAAGCGATTCATCGACGCATCCAAGGATGGGCTCTCATATATCCTGATCAAACAGAAAGGAAAAACACACATCGCGTTCGATAAGGAAGAAGTGGCTAATCTTCCGGACATATTCGAGATTGACAATGTCAGAGATCTTGACATCTATCGCGTGAGCGCCATCAATTCGATCGGTGTGCACACCGTCAATGGAAAGATCGAGACCAGTGAGGAGATTACGGTTAAGTTCGAGAACCGCACTGCATCTTTGTCATTTGATGCTCTCGAGTACATCAAGACTGCACGTTTTACGACGAATGAGTATGGTCACTATCTGGTTGACTTGAGTGGGTGGAACTTCAACAAGCCATTCCTTACTCTTCCCATGCAGCAATACAACATGGGGGATCACAGCCGTTTTGTGGAAACTGCCTAAGTTTCCATAGTGATCAGATATAGTATGATAATATCCTTGAGATCGTAGCATGTTTAAAAAAATCCCTGGTAATCATGACTATATCCTTTCTCTGAATTCTGAGATTCGTAAACTAAATGGTTCCGTTTGTGATTTACCGATAGCTAACAACCAAATAACGATAAACTTGTACGGTCAAGTTGAAACAGTAGATTTGTTTTGGTTATCTCTCATAACTCACTTTGAGGTGAGGCTACCGCAAGACTACAAGGCTATTAGTTTTGTAGATTGCAACCCTGTTTTCACAAAATCCAATAGTGGCAAAGTGATGGTTTTTGCTGAGCCGGTAGTGGTTAAAGGTGAGTACAGAGTAGTTCCCAATTACACGGATTATGCCGTTAGTATCGATGGCAAAGTTCTTGAAGTTGAGAGTGGTGCTGAGATGACCAATATCGTCCTAGTCAATGATTATCCGGCTATTTCGATATATGATCCCGACAGAGGTTTTTTCAAAAAGATTTTTATCCACCGCATGGTTGCGATGGCGTGGAAAGATAATAGGGACTATTTCGCTCACCCCATGGTAAATCACATGGATGGCGATAAGTATAACTGCCATGCTAGTAACTTAGAATGGTGTTCCTTTAAAGAAAATATCCAACACGCATATCGAACAGGTTTGCATCACGGTGGTAAGAAGTACAAAGTCCGGGATATAAAAACATCTGTTGTTACGACCTATGACTCTTTTAAGCATGTTTGTCTAGCAATTGGGTTGCATGAGAACACTAGGTTCAAGGATAAAGCAAATAGAAAGCGAACTACGGTAGTTAGAGACCGGTATGAAATTAAAGAACTCGAAGACAATTCACCATGGATGTCTGATGAGGATGCCTTGATAAGGAAGAGCAAGTATACCATCACTCTGACTCACCCTGATAATTCCATAGAAATTTTGTACACAATTCCAGAGCTGATGAAGCGTTTGCGGATCTGGAACATTAGTTACAATGTGAACAAGATAGTGGAAGTTGCTAAAGTGAAATATCCCGATATGAGGATCGACGTTGTCGATAACTTTGCTGGAGGAGAAGTACAAGCCCTCAATACAGCATCAGGGATAGTAACCGAAGCAAATTCAGTACGGGAGCTTTCTAGGAAACTAAACCTGGGATTTAGCACCATTCATAAAGCTGTCAATAATCCTGAGAAGTATGAGTGTAAGGGTTATGTTTTCAGATACAAAACAAACGAACCATGGGAAACGAGTTATAAGAGACACCCTAATGCCCCGAAACATATCAGGGCTAAGAATGTGGTAACTGGTGAGGAAATAGATTTTCCCACTATGAAAGATGTATGTGCCACATTCAAAGCATCCAATTTCGTGGTCAGAAACAAGATGGAAAACCACTTGCAATTGGGTGACTGGGTGTTTGAGGAAGTGTTGACACTATAAACAAAGCGCGTTTAGTCAGCGATGGCTAAATGTTTCTTCCTTAATTGCTGGGACGTCCCGTTAGGTCCATTGGCTACTGCGTAATCTGAAAAGATAAACGTGAATGCTTGAAAACAATGGAATAGGGAAAATCAGCAGCGAAGCTTCTAAGTATTGTCGTGAGACAAGATAGGAAGAACGTTCAACGATCAACCGCTTGCTACGGTGTAGGACCCCTAGTGGGGTTCGAAATGGGAAGCATCTTCTTGACGAAAGTGTCATTAGAGATGGTGATATGATCTGTACGTATATGGAAACATATAGCTGCACGTAAAGGTGCGGGGGTAGCTTAACGAACTACCTGAACATATTAGGATATTGCCGCGATGATCGAGTCTCGCGTAACTGAATTGAAGAAGCGTGACAAGTTCACGTCTCCGACGATGCTTTTGCGTGACTTCCATGATCTGGTCAATGAGAAGCTCGACATCCATCTGTCCATCCTCGAAGCCATTCTGTATGGTGTGATGATTGTGTCTGCTGAAGACAACAATTATGCACTACCCAAGCCGGATGGTAAACGGGGGTTTGGTGTGATGCGTCGTATCATGGCCATGCGCAGTCTGTCTGCCAGCTTTGCGTTCCAACAGCATCGTGAGGTAATTTTGTCACCGCAGACATATCTGGTGACTGATCGACCCGATCACCCTTACGATGCATTGCTGATGCCAAGAGAAGTGATTTACAATCTGCATCAGTAGTCACAGAGAGGATAGGGGTTTATTCCCTATCCTCCTTATTTTTCTTTGGTGGTAACAAGATGGCTGAGAAGCATTTTGAAATTGAAACATTCTCCCACAACTTTAAGGTCACTGTGCTGACCGGTCTCGGACGAGACATTATCAGGAGGTTTGGTAGCCAGTTTATTCAGTATCAATTCTCCCGTAAACGTGGGGAGAGTTTCAGAACAATTGCAGCCGTCTACTCAACCAGAGAGGGTCGATCAAACGTTTTTCGCTTCCATATAAACCAGTTGCCTGGTTTTCTGGAGATGATCAAGGGGAGTTTCCTTGATGAGGATTCATACACCATCACAGCTCATGAGCCTAACCTGGGTGTGGAGGTGAAGCTAGAAGTCAGACCTGAGTGGGTGCTTCGTCCTCACCAGATAGAAATACCTGGGTTCCTGAATGATCCAAGCGAGACAAACCAACTCGTAGGCATCCAGACAGGGAAAGGAAAGACAGTCTCGGCATTATACAGTGCTGCCCAAGTGGGGCGGCGCACAGGTATTGTGGTCCGCGCTCAATTCACTAGCCAGTGGGCTCAAGCATGTCTTGATACCCTAAAGCTCAAGCGCAAAGACGTAATGGTGATCAAGGGTGGTGAAGCTCTTGAGAAGGTGCTTGATCTTGCTAGAAAGAAGAAACTAAAAGCAAAGATCCTCATCTTTAGCAACAAGACTCTGCAGGCTTATCTGAAGGCATTTGAGGGTAATCCTGAGCTATTCGTGAACCTCGGACACACTCACCCACAAGAGATCTATCCCACGCTTGGTATTGGTCTTATCATCAATGATGAAGTTCACTTGGACTTCCACTTGAACTACTGCATGTATTCGTACATGCATACTGGCAGAAGCTATGCGCTATCTGCCACGCTCATTGATGATGATCAGTTCATGGAACGCATGTACTCTATTGTGTTTCCGAAGAAGAACCGGTTTGGTGGTGGGGAGTATGTCAAGTATGTGGCAACAACTGCTGTGTTGTGGAATCTCTATACGCCACAGAAGATCCGCACTACTGAATATGGATCAACAACGTATTCCCATACGGCATTTGAGAAGTCGATTGCCAAGCACATCCCCACTCTGAATAACTACATGCGTTTAATTGATGATGTGGTGAACATTGGGTTTGTGCGACATAAGGACAGACAGCCTGGTTTCAGGTTGCTTATCCTTGTGGCAACGATTGACTTCGCTACTCGCTTGACTAAGTTTTTGAGGGAGCAGCATCCTGACCTGGATATCCGTAGGTATGTGGATGACGATCCTTATGAGAATTTGCTAGAGCCAGATATCCGGGTGTCAACGATTCTGTCCTCTGGGACTGGTCATGACATTAAGAAACTGTTCTGTACAATCATGACGACGGGTGTGAGAAGCCCTAAGTCCAATCTGCAAGCATTCGGCCGTACTCGTGAGATGAGCGATGGCACTACGCCTAGGTTCTATTACATGGCGTGTAAGGATATTCCGAAACAGATGGATTATCACTTTGCAAAGTCTGAATTACTCAAGTCACGTTCTGCTTCATTCTACACGGATGTATTACCAAGAGTGGTCTAATATAGCCTACCAGGGATGCTTTCGCATCCCTGGTAGGCTATATGCCCTTCTATATTCTTTTCTTTTTTGGTCTTAAAAGCTGTGTTATAGATATTTTCAGTTACATATTCCTAGCGTGAGTTGGAATAGAAATCAATCCTATTCCTCATCTTCTACTAACATTTAATGGAGAAAATCATGATCAAACAAATCACCCGCGTCAACAACGGGACAATGGATGTCATCCCTGATTTTTTAAGGGAAGTATGTAAGCTCGGTGATGTGGCAATAGATCGCTTCCTTAGTAAGTTTAAGGAAGGAGTTTATGATGGGTTCTACGACGACACCCGTGCGGATGCAATGTGGTTTACGGCGTATGATAAGGAAATTCATCAGTTCGAAGCTGACGACGGGTGGCGCCACGACATCACCATCACCAGGATGGAGATTCGTCATCCTGTCAACACCACATACCTACTTGTGAGTAAGCAACCGGGCAGCATTACTTACACATTCGATGACAACATCCCTGAAGTCATCGAGTTCTTCAAGAGGTTCTTGTAAGAGAGCCTCTAAATCCAGCAGTCTTCGGACTGCTTGACAAAGCTTATTCGCAAGAGTAAGCTTTGTACCCATGAGTTCGAGGTTATCGAATTCAATCTATCAACTTAGTCAAGGAGACTAAAATGTTTAAGATCATCGGCGGCATCATTATCGCTCTGGCTATTTATACTGGACTGCTGTTTGCCGGCGAGTATGTCACTAGCCCTACTGAGAAAGCTATTGTGGCTGCACAGCAGGAGTTCACCTCGCACATCACCGGCTGCTATACAGGCCACATTGCCGCCGAATGCGCGGCTAAGGATGCAGCATCTGCTAAGATGGATGCTGCCAACAGAGCCGATCGTAGTGCTCGCCCTGAGGCTTACAAGCCTTACTAATCAAGCTGTCCACCAAGGAGCCTACCATGGACAAAAGCTTTACCGCTCAAGTCCATCGGTCTGCCGGTGGACAACTGCCGCACTTTGCGGCACCCAACACTCAAGATACCGACCTGAGGGTGGCTGCTGAAATAGCGGCTGCTCTTCGGCGTCGTATGCTAGGCCATTAACTCGTTTGGAGACACTCATGTCAAAGCAACTCACTGGCACTTCCACGTTTGAGATCTGCGTCGTTGCAGAAGAAGTCGTCAAGCACCTCTTCAACACCAAGGCATCGTCCATCATTAACTCTCTGAACACCGGGGAGGATGATGTCGTATATATTGATGGCAGCAAGGTTGCTACTGTCAGGACCGTTAGCGTTATGGATGATAGTGACGACCAAGGTCGCAACTACTACATAGCTACTATCGCAATTGCCGTCGATGGCAGTGATGCCTTCCACGCGAAGTGGGAAGATGGGATATTTACCTACCAGTTTGAGAAAGAAGGTCTGGAAGACTTCATCTCTCGAACTGAAACACTGCTGGCTTGCCAGCATGAGGCAGAATAGAACTGCCTCAGTTACATGGGGGTTCCACCTAGAGAGATACGCTAACACAAATAGCAGATCACAATACTTCGGAACTCCCATGTAAACCAATTCGCGGATCATCTAAAAGGGTGGTCGTTAATTAACCTCATGGAACGGAGAAAAACCATGAATACGAATTCCAGCATTACCATTCTAACTCTTCGGAGGGATCATGTTGAAAGAGACCGCTTTTGCGATAGCCCGTGAGGTCGCGGGGAACTATGTCCCAGGTAAAGACATCCTGGGAATACGAGTGGCCGGAGACGACCACGTGGCAATCTATCTTCAAGGAGGAACGTATCTGAGCGTGAACCGTGACAGGTTTACAGGAGAATGGTATTTCAACCAGAACTCCAAAGGGCTTGGTATTTCAATGGATCGCGATACCATCAAACTGGTCAAGTCACTGATCACTGTTGCCGGGTGCTCGGCAGGAAATAAGGAAGTCAACTTGTTTATAGGGGACTAGGATGGGCTTTGATACAGACAAAGCCCATTCGTCGAAGTGGTGCTTTGTACCTTGGGAGCCTGGGGTTATCAGGCTCATTTTTAGATGACAGTGAAGTCATCTGCAATATCACGAACAGGAGAAAAATCGTGAGCACTATCTGTGAAATCGATTTTGGTATTGAAGCCCGTACTGCCAAAGAACTCGATGACATCGCGGCCTACAGGGCCGGTGTGGTCGGGCACATGCCCGGCAATGATGATTGCTATCGCCGTGAAATTGACGGCGTGCAGCTTGCCGGTGATTGGGTCGCCAAGTGGGTGGCCACGATGGGTAAGGCCTATGTGGGCACAATGGTTCTGGTTGGCACCACTCCCAGGACCAAGGGTATTGCCCGTGAGGGCAAGATTGCCGACCTGATGGAGTGCGGTCTGGATCGCAAGACCGCCGAGGCACTGTACTTCTCTCCGGTAAAGTACAAGAAAGAGCTGTCGTCATGTATCTACGAGATCCTGGGCAATGAATGCATGAAGGCCGCTTTCATGGCTCACCCGTGTGAATGCGGTGCCGGTTCCGGACGGCAACGCTGGGTGGAAGCATGGAGTGAGATTTTCTGTACCATGTACGCCGAGCATGGTGGCATCATGCATCAGTCGCGAAATGCGGCTGAGTACTTCAACATCTCTTCGGGCAGGGAGGTCGAGCTTGCCAAGGCGATTCAGTACATCGCCGGCAAGTAAGTAATACACAATGGGGCTTAGTCCCCATTTTTAAGAGCGCTATTACTAGCGCTCTTAAAACCTCAGAGACTGTGGTTAACAGTTTCACTTTCTGGATAGGAATGTCTCCTATCCTAAACCGCATGAACAGGAGAATTATCATGCAGATCACCATTTCCGCTCGTGAAGTTTCCGCCGCAGTCGCTGCTTCGACCTGTCTGGCCAAAGCCCTGCTGGAGTCCAAAGTTGCCGAGCAATCAGTGACCGATGATCTCGAAGAAGGTCGGCTGGATAAGGGTGTGGCTGAAGCGCGACTCGGCAAGATCGAGATGGCCAAGGCACTGATCGAGAACCCGACGGCTGTTGAGGCAATACTTCGCCTCAAGCTCCAGGGCCTCACCAAAGGCCCATATCGGGTCAGCGTCAGTGAAGACGGCGGTATCGTAGTTACCGTTGATGAAATGGTTGTCCTGACGTTCTGCCGGATGTACGCCATTTGGTTCGACATCTTCAACAAGCCGGCTATCAGGCTCATGCAAGCTGTTTACTCCCTGACCCGGTGTCTCCGGGTATTTAAGGAAAAGAACCCGATGACCGATGCATGGCGGGAAGCCACCGACACCATGAATAAAGAGTTGGTGGACAAGTATCGTCTGAAGTAATAGCAGCACAGACTACAGAGGGCAGATGCCCTCTGTAGTCTGGTTATGCCGGTTTATCCTTTTACGCAAGTAATCGGTTCACCATTACAAGGGGTTTCACCATGTTCGTGATCGAGTACAACAACAAAGGTTTTATCCGTTCCACTATCATCATCATCGCTATCGTAGCGATGTTCTTATTATCCATTTGAAAGTGTATCATGCCTGAAGACTTACTGTCAGTTATTCGCCTTCTCGAGAGGCATCGTGTCTCGTTTGATAATATCAATGTCGTGCTGGACGGCATTGGTATTGTGGTACGGGAGCTCAACCTTGGTGAAGTTACCAAGATCGAATTTGGCCATAATCGTATTGCTGTAAGAACTCAGCGTACTGGTGGTGGCACGATCATGTACATTCATAGTGAAGGCATCTGCCGCATCATCATGAGTCCTGATGACGACTCAGATACCGGAACACAATTCAAGATTGATGAAGAGTCTGCTAAGCAGATCCAGCTCTACTTCGACGCAGAGGTCATGACCAAGTAGCCATGACCACATTCTCGCTAAAAGTCCAAGGGGCAGGAATCGTCCTCCCCCTTATTTAACCTGAAGGAAATACCATGAGTAACAAGACGAAAGTGCGCTTGTATAAGGCACTAGCACTAATCGGTGTGGTAGCAGTGATCAAGACCGTTGGAGTGCATCCCAACCGCGTGATACTGAACACCACCAAGGGCCTGTACGAATTTGTGCAGGTGTTCGATAGTGAGTGGCAAGTGAGGATCAACTCTCAAATCACTCAAGGCATCAGCAATGCTGAGCTGGTAAAGCTACTGGAAACAGTCTAACCAGTTTAGCACTTAGTCTAAAACACATTGTCCCCAGTGTGCTTCAGAGTAAGGATGCTATTAGAAGGAATTCAAGATGTGTAACATTGAAGTAAAGAGAAAGATGGAGATGAGCTGCAACATAGCTCACTTCAGAGAGAACGACGTCATGATCAAATTTTTTTTGGACTTAACATCCAAGGAAGATAAGGATCTGAGTAATGAACCCATCATCTCCATACCCACTGATAACAAGCTCCTGGCAGAGGCCATGATTGATGTGGGTGAGATCATGGATAATGTCTGTGCCTATATAGCTAGGAGGACGAATGAGGTCATCTACAGCCTTGATATGGATCTGACCAACACTCTGTCAGACAAGTTCGAAAGTCCTCTCAAAACGGCTATAAACCGCGTTAACACATACATTCTCTCCATCAAGAAGTTCCAGGGATATATCAGCTTGGACTTCTCGATTAGCTTCAGGAGAAACAAGTCTCCCATGACAGATATGGATGGTGTTCATGTCTGTGTGAAGATCCGGCAGTTCGATCAACCTCATGCTTGTACACCCGTCGAGGTGGACATGGTGTGGGCTAATCACTTCTACAATCGTGAGAAGGATGCTTGGATCTTGAATAGTGGATTGTCTGAACTGTAACCCAACTAGCAGGTAGGGGAAACCTTACCTGTTATGCCTTCTCAGATAGTTGCATATGTCATAAACCCTAAAGCAAGAACAAAGCTTAACTTTCTGGTTTATGATGTTTCTTATCATTTTCAATTTCAAGAAAAGTAATCATTCTCAGAACAAGAATCAATGAAACAAATACTGAAAGTATTTTTTTATTGGTGCTTGTTTTATTTTGAGTACTTAAAACCCGAGTGAATGACGACATCGATAGATGGAGACATGTACGAGGCTTACTCTCCTCTGTTTATCGGAAGGATGAGTGTAGCGTAGCGGAACGATATCCTGTAGATAAACACTTACTTTCCTTTTCCATTAGGGGGCGAAGCCCCCTCTATTGTTTTTTGTACTGCCTCAGTACTGGGACAGTTACACAAGGAAATAGGGATAACTACCTGAGAACCAAGGCAGATAACCTATCCAGACCAGGGAGGTCTGGGTTTATGCCGTGTTTTTGAGGTATGGTAACAAACTACTGATCAGGGAATTCCTCTGTGAAGCTTCTATTTGATCATTGAAAGGATTAGTCATGGCCATCACTAACATAGTGGCTCAGCGTCTGGCTCTCATGCTGGCCTACATGAAAGATGAGGGATGCACCAGATCAACGTTGGTTGAAGTGTTTGGCAATGCCGACTCTACTCTTCAGACAGGACTGAGAAACAAGTTCCTATGCAAAGGAGAGTTGATCCAGGCACACAAGCGCTCTGGTACGTGCGCTAAGCGTATGTATGTGGTCACAGAGGACGGTCGGGTATGGCTCGACGATATGCTGAAGAACGACACCATCAAGAAAATGGTAGATGCTCTTCAATCGAGCATCTACTCCAGGAAACCTGTGACGGTATTCGGACAGGAGTTTTGTGATGCACGGACAGCTATTGGGGTGTCGTGTGTGCTGATTTATAGCCGCACACTCAAGGTCCACGAGAGTATCAATCCCACCAGTTACTACAACGGGAATACCTTTGCTGAGGTCTTGTTTACCTTTGATGAATTCAAGGAGTACTTCTCGACTGTAAAAGATGTGAAGAATTTCTTGGTGGATGGGATCAATATCCGCGGTATTACTTTCTTCAGAGCATCATTGGGTGCACGGGATGATATCAAGGTATCGGTGGGGTGTTGGTTTGACAGTACCGTGACTGGTTTGATGAAGGAGTATCCGAATCTGGATATTGATAGAGTCGTACAGCAGATGGTGGAAGCGAATCCTTCAAACGTCGATAACCTCAAAAGGATGGAGTACAGACTCAAAGCACTTCAAGCCAATCATCAGGCATTGATCGAAAAGCAGAAAAAACTCAATGATCTGGTGGTGAATATCGGTGGCTTGGTGAGTACGGTATCTCAAGGCAAGAGCACTATTGAGGACTTGCAGAACCTTGAGGCGGCATTCAAGGAAGCCAACAAACTGCTGGCAGACATGTAAGACAGTCAGTGCCATGAAAGGATAACTGAATGAGTGCGGGTTTCTGGAAGTGGTGTTTGATAGTGATTCAAAGGGAGTTGGAGATCATTGAGCTGAGAAGACAGGCAAAATACATACTCAGCTTCAGTCACTTGCTGGCTCCTGCCATCACTGATTCACTCATCAGTTCAAACAAGTATTTGTTGGTGTGCATGCTTCATCCACTACACCCAACCAATCGAACGATAATGAACGCTGTCTCTGTCATCTGCACTGTGACAGAGAGGCTCATCAACCAGCATTACGATACAACTACTGCAAAAGTGTAGAGGAAATCATCATGAAAATCAGGGTGGTAATTGGTAGCAGAGATGTTCGTGTTCCTGATAGCGTATATTGCCAAGTAGCACCTGTTTATTTCGACAGGGATCACGGGACAGACTCTGGTGAGCGGGCGTTCGCTGATTATGAGCAATGGCGCGCATTCCTGATGGATTGCAAAATGGCGGATTTTTCCACCCTTATTGATGGTCATCTGGCAAAAGGACTCCTCACTCATGAGGATACTTATGTGTATCTTCCCATCACTGGCTTGATCAAGGAATCCCTTCTAAAGGGTAAGGTTCCTATCAATCCCGAACACATCGCCATGTATGAGTGGTTCTCACATTCTGTTGCGATAGCAATGGAAAAGCAAGAGCCCACTATCTACATCAAGGCATGGAAGTAATCGCGGGTACACAAAGGCCAGCCATGTATGGCTGGCTATTTGCCGTGTTCTGAAAATATTCAAACATACATTACCATTAGGTGAGGGTATGTAACTCTTTTCTAATGGGGGTAATTACGTCAAATGGAAAATGGATATCTCGGTCAATTCGATCTCACAGCTAGTTTTAGCGTCCGATCTTTTCTTGATTGCGATGCCTTGATTGGTATTCACGATTACATTACCACAGTGAATGAGTCAAGCACGCTGCATCAGTTCTACAAGTACGTCTGGTCTGACATATTCGGCAATTACGGGTATGTACCGCCTGCATGGGCTATAGATCATTGGGTGGCGTACTTCGAGCATGATGTGGTAGCTAAGCTGCCAAGGCACAGCGGTGATGTTTTGCATGGCCAGTATGCACCACTGTACAGCACCAAGATGTGTGTATTGGGTTCACTACCTGAATTTGGGTATGAGGAATATCTGCCGTTCATCTGGATCTATGGAAAGGAGAAATACCTGGAACCGATGACATTCGATAAGCATGTGGCGAGGCTTCTGAAGAATACATCATTCAGTCTCGGTATTACTAACATCCTATCAAACTTGGATAGGAGTATGTCTGATGTGTTTGAGGCCCTGCGTAAAGAAGCCTACATTCAAAACGAACAAATGCAACACGAGCGCAAGAACTGGAAAAGGAACTGAGAAATGACCGAAAAAAATAAGAAGTCCCAGAATGACGACCTGTCCAAAGAACAGGCACCCAATAACGCCCAAGTGATGGGTACTATCATGGATGCTGGTATCAATATCCTGTATATTGTTCGTCACACAGCAATGTACGACTTTCAGATTGAACGACTGCTCTCCAAGCTCAGGCTTGAGGGTGTCGATCTTGAGTTGGAGCTGGGCATGTTGCTGGCAGGAAAGTTCATTGATACTGAGCGGGATCACTTCAATTCCTTTGCTCTCGTGCAGCTGCACACAGGGTGCCCAGTAACCTGGAAGCGTCAGCGGATGGTTCGGATTACAGATAAGGGCATCGCTCGTCTGGACCAACTCAAGGTGGTGAGCGATGTCAAGTTTAATAACTGGTTCCACAATGAAGTAAGAAAAACCATGGAAAACCACGGTCCTGTGAAGTTGGACTATTTGATATTGAGCATTCTCAGTATCTGTCCTGCATCATGCAGGCTGCTCGTCAGTATTTTCAGTAATGCCGGCATGGCTGTTATTTTTGGCGAGGTAGCTGACAATCTCTTGTTTCTGTCTAGCTTGAGTCGTCGCCGCCTTCGGAAGCAAGAAGAGAGCGATGTTTATGAGCTCACCGAACGAGGGCACGCATTGCTTGCAGAAACGCATTTTGATAAGGATAGCAGCTACACAGAAATCATGAATGTTATCCGCAATGAGATCCAGGTTTTCATCCATAACAGACAACTCGCCGGCTTCATCGATGATGTGGAAGATCTCCAGCGCGTAATAGCTAAGGGAAAGGACATGACTGAAGTTCAGCAAAAAGCTCTCGATGAAGCTCTACAGCAGACCATCGACGAAGCCCCATCTGTCGAGAAACCCAAAAGCCCTGAAGAAGAAACTACAGTGAACAAGTTCAAAGCATCTATTGATGATCGACTTATGCGCACACCCGAATGGAAAACGGTGTTGGCAGTTCTTATTGGTGATTACGTTCTGACTTCACCACAGCTTCGAAAGGTCGCAAAAAAGCTTGATCCGGATTCCAATGACGGCACTACGGTTGAAGCAATGTCTTTCATGCTGAAAAACCACCTTGCTTGCGTTGAGAGCAAAAATAATCAGTTTAAACTTACATCCAGTGGTACGGAGGCTGCGATGAAGTTATCGTACCTTGGTGCCATCAACATATTTTCTGCAACCATACCCGCCGCTGTGCGCGAAGTCGTGAGTGAAGAAAAGCAAGATGACTGTCACAACACACCGGCAGACACCAATAAAATTGATCTGGATGATCTGATTCATGAGACCGAAGAGATGTGTCGGCGGGATGCAGAGGAGGCTGTGAAAACAATCGAAAAGTTGATGGGTAATTTCTTTCCGAAGGGGGAGATTTCCAGCAGTGCCTTTGCCAATCGTTTCTTGCCCAGAAAACATCTCGATCTGGTTAGGGAATCGAAGTCGGTTCTTGACCGTTTTCGGAATATTGAAAACACTGTGGATAACCTCAAATCCAATCTGGAGATCGCAGAAGCCAAGATCTTTTCTCTTGGGGAAGCACTGGCTCAAGCAAGACACACCGCTGAGCATGAAGTGGCAAAATTTCAGCAGACCATCAGTGATCTTCAGAGCAAGCTCGATACTCTCATCAGTGGCGGAACGGCATATGTCGGTAAGGCCATCAATCTGAGCCTGAGTGATCCAGCCATCGTCATGCTCAAGATCCTGTCGAAGGCGCCCGATGCCATTGGGTTCGTCTATATCCAAACTCAGACCTTCATTTCGGTAAAAAGTCTGGCTGAAGAACTCAGTGAATGCATTGTCGGCACTACCGATGTTGACGGAAAACGCACGTGTGTGCTCACGCCGATCGGGAAGGAAACTCTGAGGCTCTGCAAGGACGTCATCAAGAAGATCGATTTCAACAACATCAATGCTGTCAGGCCGTTCGAATAAACGGTCACATACCCATACACACAGACTAGATTGCCTGTGTGTATGGGTGAGCTTGTAATTGTGTTTTACATCATCAACGGAGAAAAAGATGACCAAGATTAACAAAGCTGTCCACATCACTGATGCCTTCCTCAAGCGCCGGGCTAGCTCCATCGGGGACTACTTTGGTGCTCATGTTCCGCTGATGCATTTGTACATGGCTGCTGAAGCACCTATTTCAGGGTTTGTGAATACCAAGACATTCAAGCTCAGTTCTACGAAAGATATGCTCAACGCCATACCTGAAATGAGGGCGTATCTGGAAGAGGATCATGAGGGCAATTACACCATCACCAGGGATGGTTTTAGGTTCCTAGAAGACAATTTTAATAGCAGAGATGCTATTTTCTCCATCAGCACAAGAAACTTTGTCAGGGTCACGAACTAACAACTTGCAATAATTTCATCTGGACAAACTGTATTGAAAAGAGGTTGGTGATGGGAGATTATACTCGTTTGACACTCAATGTCAAACTCAAATCCGATACTCCCGTAGATGTTCGGGAGATATTGACATTCCTGACATCGGATGGTGAGATAAGTAATGCACTGGCTGAGATCATTTTTCTCGACCAGTTCCGGATCTTGCAGGTTCTCGATGATCCCTTTTTCAAATGTGATCGATGGTCGTCAGTGTTGAGTTGTTCCTGCGTCTACCTACCATCGACGTGTAAGAACCAATTTATCCAGGAGGGGGATGAGTACCGTCTCATTGGCTCGGGCAGTATCAAGGAGTACGATGATGAATATGTCAAGTTCTTGACATGGTTATTGCCGTACATGACGGTATCTGAGGGCGATGTGATTGGGTATACGGAGTTTGACCTCGATAAACTACCCAAAAAGACTTTCTCCATAAGCAATGGTGCTTTAGCTTGCTCCACCGAGCGCGCTCCAGCCCGTTGGTAATTATCCCACCAAATCCAAGAATGAAAGGAACGAAACCATGAATAATGCAAAAGCCACTCCTGCCTCAATGCAGATCCTGAAGTTTCTCTCGTATGGTCCTATGACCTACGCCAAGATGGTTGAGGTGAGTGGTAGCCGCTCTATGGCTGCTGCCCTCTCCACAATGGGATGCAAAGGCAAAGACGTCGTAGTTAGCAAGACCGTCAAGAATGAATCGGGTAGCTTGTCATTCCTGAATGTTAATGAGTACGCTATCACGGAATACGGCCTAACCCGACTCAAGAAGCATGAGCAGGAAAATGGGAATGTCGTCACTCCCGAGATCCAGACCTATGAATACGAGATGCGTCCGATCGATATGGCAAAAGAAGAACTCAATATTTATCGGGCCTGTTCCATCATCAAGTTTATCGATTGGGCGTCTCACAGGTCGCTTCCCAAATACGAGCTCAGGAATTCCGAGCTTCTGAAATGCATTGAGGGTAGTGCTCGTAATCTATTCTCACCACCAGCTACCGATCTGATGAATTATCTCTTCGGCATCATTGCTAATGGTGACACACTGGTTCACATCAGTGACTTCCAAGAAGATGGGGACTATGTCGTCAGTGTCAGTGATGAAGGCATGAAGTTCCTCAGTGCTTTCGAAGAAAACCACGGCACTGTGGTTTTTGATGAACTGAAGTTCGCCCACCAGGACTACCAGGATAGTCTGATCACCCCCCAGTCTCTTGCTGCTGGGGCTCAATCCGATGAGTATTTCAATTGGAGGAAGCCTCCTGTTCCTATCGGACCTAGCGAAGAAAAGAACAACGACTCTGGCGTCGATGTGTTTTATCGCGACGTTTACGAGTTGCTCTTGAAAATCAATGCTTTCGGAAATGAGTTTGGCACACCGCTCCAGTGTTATCTCAAAGAGATCGGTTCTCTGGTCTGCAAAAACAATGAATCGATCAATAGCATCGTCGTTCCTGGTCGGGATGGAAATGTCTGCCTGGCATATGGGCATTTTGCAGGGTATGTCCGCATTACCGATGCTGGCTGGAAGTATTCCAATCAGTACTCGGATGTGTACAGGGAACAAAACCGCAAAGATGTCTTCAATAGCTATGAACCTGCGTCAGCGACAAGCAAACCTGAACCGAATGTCTCCATGAGCGCTATGAGCGATGGCCTCGCTGAGTTTCTTGGCTCAGTTACCAATCTACTCACTGCTGCTACCTCGGCTTGCAATCTGTCTGAACACGCTCTGAAGCTTTTGGCAGAAGAAAGGACTGCCAGGTCAATCGAGAATTCCAAGATCATCGAGACGGCACAAAAGGCTGTTGACAATCTGTCTGCCATGGAGACAAGACTCAAAGCTAAAGAAAAAGAGCTGAATGATTCGTTGAAGGAAATGGGTAAGTTCGTGCTCAGCATTACGGCTGCCACGATCGACAGTGCAACAACCAGTAATCTCATCCACAACACTGGTTTGCAGCCCACTGGTGGCGTTGTTGCTACCGAGGAGCACATTCCTACCACTACCAAAGCTCAGGCCCGTAAACGCCTGCCTAAGGTCGTGGTGGCTGGTCTGAAGCCTATCCAGTCAGCTCGTGTTGTTCAGGCATTTGCAAAAGAGCTGAATGTGGTTTGCTGGAGCTCGTTCGATGGTGCCAATACCTTCAACGGTCTGATCAAGGAAGCTGATGCCGTCTTCATTCACACAGCGCATACCAGTCATCAGATCACGGAAATGGCATCCAAGTTTCAAAATCTTCGTATGATAAACGTGCCGGGTGGCTACAGTGGCATGCTCACTGCTATCCGTGCATACCTGAAAGAACAATAACCCACTACCCACACCACAGTCCCACAATAGGGCTGTGGTGTGATTAGGAGTAATTCATGGAAACTGGAAAGTTGATTGAACAAATCAAAGCTCGTATTGCAACAATTGAAGCAGGCCTCGAACGTGTGCAACACCACTTCAACATCGATGTTGCTGAGAAAGCCACTGCGCAGTTGGTTCCTCAGATCCATCGTCTCGACTGCATTCTGTCGGTCTACGAGAACGTCGACGGTCTTGCCGAAAATGTGTTCGACGACAGTACGAAGATTCTCAAGGGCATTCAGGCCGATCTGGGTGGTTCAATTCATCTTGTCGACTAGTCTTTTTTAACTAGCTGGAGAGATTTATGGATAAACAAGATTCTGAGTTACCGACCCCGGTCCTCACTGGCGTCCTTGATATGAGGGATTGTCCGGGGCGGGGATGTATGTTCCAAGGTGTGTTCAAGATGGGAGAAGTGGTCTATCTTGAACCCGTTGATGAACACGTTTACTTCGATTTTGTTCATGCGAGATGATCGCTGTGTGTCTCTGACTGCTCTGGAGAAAGAAGAATGAAGTCTGGAATCAAACGTACCTCAAACAAGATCTTCACCTGTGCCAACGGTGACAAGGTGAAGGTGCATATCGAATTCACGAAGATGGCGGCCTCCAAGAAGGTGGATAGGCATTGCTGGTTCACCATCAACAGCACTGTTTCCAAAAACAGGAACTATGCTGCCGAAATCCTCATCTTCCTTAATGCTGAATTGATGAGGTGCGATAAGTGCGCAGTAGCACATGCACAGCAATTGTTCGATACCCTCCTGGCGCGCGAAGCAATCAATTTTGGTGTCGTCAAGAATAAACGACCGATCCTCACCAGTGCGAAGCGTGTCACTCTTCACAGCATCTGTGAAGATCTGGTCGAACAACTGGGTTGGGACAATGCCGGTTTCTGGGATGTGAAACCCATCATCTTTCCCAACATCCCTACCACACTCAGGAAGAAAACTGTTCCGGGTGTGTGCTGGTGGACGTATGCATGGAACACCCTACAACGTATGAATGGTGGTAACGTTGCAGCTATTTCTTACAATGCTGCTGAGATGACGTTCTATGCCACAATTTCTATCGACAAAGACCAGTGCTCAGCTGTGTTTCGTCTGACTGGCGATACTTCTTTGCCTGTTGTGAAAGTGCTCAGTCCTCGTGAAATTGAAGTCGGCATACCTGCTGATCCGGCGTTTGCTACTGCCGATGTGATGGAGTATCTGAAGTATCCTATCGGTGAATCTTTGACAGCGGGATTTCTGACCCACTTGGTAAACAACTGCTGTCAGGTGAATCAGAGTTACATGAATGATCTCTTTATCGCTGCCAAGGAGGCATTCGAACCCAGTCTCACATTTGTAAAGAATGCCTCAAGCGTGCTGTGCTGAAACAAATCTCAGCGACATATAACCAGTAGGAGGTAGTTCTATCATTTTGTTTCAATGGAGGTAATTATGGCCGGTGCAATCGGACCAAGCAGTAACCTTCCTGGTAGCGTCATCGCAGTGCCTGCCGGGATGATGTGCGACAATCACGAAGGCCGTCCTGCGACGCGTCGTGTGGTTGGTGAGACGGATTCGTTTGGGTCCGAGGTCGAAGATCTGTGCGATGAGTGTTATGCGGATCGGCAGCAGTGGAGAAAGGACCACTCTGAGGATCTGGGGGAGTGCGAGCACTGTGGTGCTGAAAAGAAGCATGTTAAGCCCGCTCGCGATCCCGCTGAAGGATCTTGTGGACCTGTCTATATGCTGTGTCCGGAATGTGCCAAGCGCATGTTCCAGGATTTCATTGGAGACTAAGATGTCACCTGGTGAAAAGGTGTTTGAACAACTGTGCGATATACCGGAAGTGTTGCCGATTGCATCTCCGGTCACTCTGGACAATCGTCCGAAACCGGGTCTCTATATCGGAAATCGTCCCGGCGGAAAGCCGATGCTTTACGTATCCGGATATGGTGAATATCGTGGATACATGGTATTGGAGGTTAATGAAAACAATAAGGGGATGCACGTCAGTGTCTTCGTCTTTGCGCGAGAACTCCCCAACCTCCTGAAACTCAAGTTCAGTGCTGTGGATCTGGAGAAGGAATTCAAAAATCCCAAACCGGATCTGAACAAGATCCTGGGCATCCTGCACAAAGTCTCTGGATGTCTGCAAGAAGAGCATCCGCTGCTGGCGAAATTCAATCGAGTCTACGCCAAGTACTTTAGCAACTGGGATAGCTCGGCATCATCACTGATTGCTGACGATGGTCTGAAAGCCATCGAGTACAGCACGGTGCTGGGTAAGGTTCGTGTGCTCTGCGCCAATGATCGCGAGATCAGCATCGAGTACGATGATCCTCGCATCAAGGCCTTTGTTGAGGCCGTCGGCGGCAAGGGAATGAATGCGCTGGATCTCTTGCTGGACGAGCGCAATATTGCCGACATCGTGAAAGAGAAAAGCGACACGATGATCAGCTATCTGCAATCTATCGCAGAAGTTTGACAGTGGTCTGAAGTTGCAGTAAAGTATCATTTCCTTCAACGACATAACAGGAGAAAAGTATGTCGCGTAACACACCCAAGGTTGACTTTGTCCGGTTTGACTTCTTCTGCATGTTGAACAATATCAACGTGCATACTGCTCTTGCAGTCTGGGAGCAGCAAAAGAGGTTTGGTTCTTGGGACCTTGGGGTCTACATCACCTCTGCACCTTCGCGGGAAACTATCCGCAAGGCCCGGAAAGCCGTCGAAGCTTATCTCGACTAATGTTTCATACCCTCGTTGGTGACAGGAGAAAAATACCAACGAGGGTATTTTTATGAAGACAAACAGGAGATTGAAATGAAACTCGCATTCGTTAACGAAGCACCGAGCAGCAACTCCAATTTCGGCCATGGTTTCATGGCTACACTCTTCGAGCACATCTTTGTGCCGATCGCAACGCTGATGGGGTTCAACCCCAGCTTTATGTTTGACAACACGGATGAAACGGACTTGTTCCGCACGTTCGCGATCGCCCCGTTCTTCCGGGAATTCCCGGAATCGATCTATGCTGAGCCGCTCAAGGCTTGGCGCAATAACGGCCGGGTCACACTCAAGGATTGCCGTTGCAATCTGACCATTCTCCATCACGCCATCGCAGCCTGCACACTGGCAGATTCTTTCATGATTCGCGGCTACATGCCTGTGATCGGAAAGAACCTCCAGGTGATCGTGTATTCTCCTGCTGGTGAAGACTCCAGGACCAGCGAATACACCAAGCTTGCGAAGCTCGATACCAACGGGCACGAGTATGTGAAGCCCGTTGAGGTGATCCCGGACAATGTCTTCCGCATCGCCAAATGGTTCAACTTCGGACGCAGGCATGATGACCATGTCGCCCAGGAAGCGTAACGATCAGTTACATGGCCGCCCACACAACCAGAGTGGCCATCTTTGTTCCCTAACAGCCTGGAGAAGCTGTTAGGGAACTTTTTTCTTTTCTGCCGTAAAACAAAATAAAGCAATCTTCCCTTTTCCATTATTGGAGTGTATCGTGAAATACTTCATCGCATTTCTCTTGTTTCTGTTTGCCGGCATTTGTCAGGCTGTTCCACCTGACACTTGCATCTATATGAAATTCAATGCATCTGGTCGCAACCTGGTGCCCGCTCCCACTACCAACCCCGACGTCTATGCCAATCCCGGCAGGACCAAGATCGGGACGCTCGATGTGGGAGCATACGTCGTTCTCGAGACCAAGATCGAGAAGGGTATCAAGTACTACTTGATCGGCACTGCGCCAGGAGAGAAGGACGATCCCATCAAGACCCTCGGCTGGGTCAAGGCTGTGGATTACCTCATCGTCCCCTGGCGGAACTGTGAATTCTGAAGACAACAATAACGGAACACAAAAATGACGACAAAGAGCAAGTTCGATAAGATCTTCACTGAAACGGTGAAGGAAATTCCCTTCAATCCCGCGTGGTCTAGCGGGGATGGATTCTACGACAGAGCTGTGGCAAGTGGTGAATCCTTCGGGATGACTTTCGGGGAGACTCGTAAGTCCGTGACGGCCGCTGGCAAGCGACTGCTCTTCCACTACACGCCATTGGGCATGTTGGTGGTGTTCGAACGCTACATGGCAGCAGAAGCCATCAAGACTGGCAAGTTCGCAGTGGCCTACAGCACCACAGCAGCCCTGCGTGAGTCTGGTTTCATCATCGACCCGACTGCTCTGTTCGATACGGACCTGGAGTACATCTTCGGTGACATGCCGCTGGGTGGTCGTATCCTGCAGGTTTACAAGAACTGCAAGAGTGCCGTGCGTAAGCATCAAGAGGACCAGCAGAAGAAATAAGACGTACAAATATTCACTCTAGATGCCCAAGGCATCTAGAGTGAATACCTTCTACTATGTTCTTTTTTTTTCAGTCAACCAGATGAACGGTTACGAGTATTCGAGGATCTTCATCAAATACTTCTTCGATGACAGGCATCACTTGATCCAGCGAAAGATTACCTCTTCCGCATCCAATCGCAGGCATGGAGATAGATGCAAACTCCCAGCGCAGATCATCCGCCATATTCAAAGCCAGATCTCGCAACTCGACCAGTCCTCTCTTGATCAGATCAACATCACTGTCTCGCCTCCAGTCATTCTTGGTGGCTAGCATAGCGATAGTGGCGCCTTTACCTATCTTCCAGCTACCATCCACCAGGATACACGCTTTGCGTTTCATCAGGCCACTCATACAGGCATCGATGTATGCTTTCCTACCAACAGCACTCATTCTGTTGCTAAAATGCAGCGCAACACCAGCACCCATCACACCCACGCAATTCACAGGACAGACATAGATGTCATATCCTTCATTCAGGAAATTGCTATTGTGGTTTACACGAAGCATACTTACCTCAAAAAACTTCCAGAAGAATGAGGCTAATGCCCCACCCCTCTGGAATAATTACTTCTTGGGCGATTCCATGTTGTTGAATGTGTTCGCTATGGCATTGACCGTATTAGTATCCGCAGTCAATCTTTTCTTGGATATATCAATGAGCATATTGCATTGCTCATGTGACAGATCCATAAACTCCACCCAACTGAGCTTAAAGTACTCGCCGACCTTGTAACTTACAAACTCCTCAGCGCGCTCGTACAGCAGACTGGATGTCATCGAATCTTCACACGAGTTAAATGCAAAGATACCAAAACTTGAATCAACATCAGTATCATGGTTACGAATACCATATGCTGTTTCATACTTGTCAATGAGATAGAACTTAATCTCAGAGGAAGATAGTTTTTTGGTCAGCGAGATGAGTTTTCTTATCTCGGAGTCGATGACTTCGATGGAGTTGGCATACCGAGGATTGGAAGGGTCTCCAAAGTCGGGATCGAAGATGTGAGGCTTGCCTACACCCGGTTTGCCACTCCAGACACTTTCTGCGCGAGCAGGATAAAAAAAACCATGAGAGGCTCAATCGGAACCAGGTACTTGAACTGCTTGAGCGCGTCTTTCTCGCGATGGCCGCACTTCGGACATTCCATGTTCGTGAGCGCGACGATTGCTGATGTCGAGTCGGCCATGAATTCCGAAATCTCGGCCTCGAGCTTGGTGCGGACTTCATCATCCGAACTGAGCTCTTCGAGCAGCTTCGTCAGCACATCGTCTTCCAGCCGTTGTTTCTTGACCAGAATCCCATCCGCATCGACGCTCTCGATCCAGTGCTCGAACTGACGCAGGTACGATGCCTTACTCATGTCACTGATGTGACGATTGAGCTCATTCTCACTGAGTTCAACTGAGGTGAGGTTCATCACTCGCGTGACGATGTTGTTGATCCACCGCTGGCCCAAGAACAGGCCTTCGTTCATCTTCGGGATCTTTAGCGCTGCCTTGATACCGTTGCCGAGGTCAACATCGCGACCGTGGTTGAGGACGAATTCATCGCTGTATATCTTGAGCGAATCCTTGGTCATCGTGCTACCGCCACGATTGGTCATGTGTGCGATCTGACGTTCCGAGAACCGCTTCTCATCAACCCAGAGCATCTTGGCGAGGTTGATGATGCCAGTAAAGACGTGCTGGCACTGAGCCGGGTTGTTCACGCAGGGGCGGGAATACTGGAAGCCGTTGCGATAGACGGTCAGCGCCACACCCCAGATCACGACGGGCCAGTCGAGTACGCTGAGGTATTCTGCCAGATCCGAGTTGTCCAGATCCTTGACACTGGTGTCGTAGACGTGGTCAATCACGAATTCCATCATGATGTTGTTGAACGTGGCGTTCACACTGGACAGAGCCATACCCCAGGTCTGCCGACCGAGGTTGATCTTCTCTTCACCGATCTTGCGATGCAGCTCGAGCAGTTCAGATTCAGTCGGGTTACGCAGAGTGAGCCAAAAGCCCGAGTGCCAGCACGGAATCTGTAAGGACGTACCGCGACCCAGCAGAGAACGCACCCTGCGAAGAGCGTGCTCACCCGTAGCCGGCACACCGACGTTATCCTTGAAGCGAGGCTCAGCCACCGTCAGAGGACCGCGTTCAGATGCGATGGTCTGTGCGAAGACAGCATCCTTGCGCTTGATGGTGTTCGTGTAGTAGCCGGGAGGCACGGCCACACCGCGAGATTCCTTGAACGCCTTCTGCCAGGGCGTGTCGAGGATCATGTTCGGTGCAGCAGAGATCGTCTCGATAGTGTCGCTCGAGTTGTCTCCAGGAAACACCAGAATGGAGTTGTCGGGGTCAAGCACGCCGGACTTGGGCTGAACAGTTTGTTCGGCCGTCTGGTGAACGATGTCCGGATAGGTCATGTCCACGATATCGATGGAGATGTCGACAGAATCAGGACCATTGACATCTCCGCTCACTGGAGCAGCTTCAGTGGCGGCGGAGTTGACCGGAGCTTCATCGATATCGACTTCTTCGATACCAATACCGGAATCAACCGCGGGAGGAACTTCAGTAGCCGCAACAGCCACAGGTTCCTCATCCACAGCAACCATCGCCGGATCAGTGATGACTTCTACTTCACGATCGCTCATTCTTGCACCTCTTCAGGTTTCTGCGTGCCTTCACCGGTGACTTCAGCCGTCAAGCTGGCTTGATGTTCGGCGGTGATTTCGCCATTGATGCCAGCATCGGCCTTGGCTTGCTGCACCTTGGTGTAGTTGATGTTCTCAGCCTTGGAGATTTCTTCGATCAGGTAGGAAGCAGTCGGCATCAGCAGCGACTGGTGCTCGTCCATCCAGCACTCGTAGTCGAAGATCAGCGAGGTGAAGTCTTCGATGTTGATCTGGTCCACAGGCACTTTGCCCAGAGTAGTGGCGCGATCCTTCAGATCATCGAGCTTGGGCTTGACCACTGCGATGTCGCGATCGAGAATTCGGAGGTTCTTCTCGACCAGTGCCGGGTCCTGGACGTTCCCGAGGATTTCCGGACGAGCGAAGGTGACGACGAGGGATTCGTGCTGTTGCAGCATCGAGTTGCACTGCACGTTGATCTTGTCGAGTTCGTCGAGTTGTTTGCCGGCCATCTTCTTCATGTAGTCCCGTTGTTGACGTGCTTGAGATTTCTTGGTCATGGTTGCGCCCTTGTTATGTGTAAAGTAAAGATGTCAGGAATAGTCTGACTAATCTCGCATACACTATATCTGCGGGGGACATAAATATTTACAAGGACCAAAGCTCAAATGCAAACTAATCTTGCAGCATGGCTAGTGGCAAATAACTCCCATGAAATCGTCGATCTCTTCAAGCGAGCAGATGAAATCTTTGATAACTTTGGAGTAGAAGATCACGAGGCTCAGTACGACGACCTGATCTTGGGTACGGACTTTCTGGAGCCCACTGATCAGAACGATGCTCTGATCGGATATACGTCCGATGTATTGGAATCCATCCTCAAGCAACACAGCATCTATATGGATGAGGAAGCCAGTCTTGAACAACTCGTCATCTCATGTGAAGCACTCTACAACCTGCAAAAGCTCCAGGATGTAGGGCATGTGGTTGACATCTGTGACAATAAGGAGATGGACAACATCGAGAAGCTCAGCGAGATCTTCAGCTACGCGACTTCTCACAAGCCTGAAGAATTCATGGGGTATTTCACTGATGTGGAAGACTCGTTGTTCAGAGCAATCTCGCTGAACCTCAAGAGCAAGTACTTCGACATCGATGACTTCCTGAGGGATCAGAATCTGATCTCCCCCGATAAGGTCAAGAAGATCGAGGCTCTGTATTCTGACTGCCCTGATTCTTTCCTGTACGGATTGATCAAAGCGGGTCTGCGTTGCAACATGTCGTTCGACTATTATCAGGAACTCTACAATCAAGAGCTGATTGAGTTGCCTGATGCTGAGATTGCCCGGAACCTGATTGGTATTGTGATTATGTCCAATTCCAGTGAGGGCGAATATAGCCGGCTGATTGATCCTTTCCTGTCGAAGAACTTCATCGACCTCAAACACTTGGGCGCAATACAAACCCACGTGCGTGACTTCTTCATCAGAATCAATCAAGCACCCAACATGAAGATCTCCTGAAATGAAAAAAAGAGATTACGTGGTTCAAGCATGCACGAATGAACTCTACAAGCAAGCCTGGTGGATGTTCTCGGCGTTTGCTGTGGCTGAAGACCTTAAAGAACCCAAACCATTCTCAATCAAGCGAGAAGCAGGTAAGGTGTTCTTCTTCAGTCATGAAACTGGTGATTGGGAAGTCATTGACGATGCCAAGGCGGAAGACCCGTTGTTCTCCATAGGCGAAGCACTCGAAATCAATGCAGGTGAAATACCCAACCTCACTGAAGGAAAAAGCACAACCACATACAAGAAGTATGTGTTCAATTGGATTGTTCTTGTATGGCCGTTCGGAGATAAGATTCCGTATATTGCCGATGATGACATTGGACCTGGTTTGATTGAGGCTGTCGTCGAACCCAGGCTCACCGATGACCGTGCACTCCATCCCAAACCCAATGCAATCTTTGTTAGTGAGTACTTGAAGTTCACTGAGGCTGCTGATTACCTGACTACCTTTACTTCACTGTTTGTTCCTGGTGTGAGTGAAGGTGCAATTACTCTGTCACCTATTGTGAAAGAGCTCAGGGATAAGCTACTCAAAGAACACAAGGATGAACTCACTGATCCTTCAGTCCTGGCAAAGATCGATGCTGAGCTTGTGGCGCTTGATAAGCAAGTACTCGACAAGGATTCAGCAGCAGGCTTTCTGATCGATAAGAAGTCCTACAACATCGTTCGTAAAAAGCTCTTCTATATGCTCGGTGCTGAAGAAGGCTTTAAGGAATCAACACAAGCTGACCCTGTTCTCAAATCCTTGTCTGAAGGATGGGATATCAATAAGTTCCCCACGATGATGTCCATTCTTCGAGCGGGTTCTTATAACCGTGGTGCTGAGACAGCCCTCGGCGGTGACCAGGTCAAGTGGATGCTTCGTGCATCTTCCAACATCCGAATCACAATCGATGACTGCGGTTCGAAGACCGGTGTGCCTCGTGTTGTGACGGATAAAAATACCGACAACCTTATTGGTATGACAGTCATCGAAGGAGGCAAGAACATCTTACTTACTGCGGAGAATATCAAATCCTATGTAGGTAAACGCGTTCACGTGCGTTCTCCGTTGTTTTGCAAGCTCGAAGCTACTGACTTTTGCAAGTGCTGTGTCGGTACTCGTCTGGCAGAACACCCTACAGGTGCATCGGCAGCAGTGGCAAAGTACGGTGACGTCTTCATGCTCTTGTTCATGAAGAAGATGCACGGTAACAGCGTGACTGTGGCTGAGCTTGATCTCGACGATACCTTGGGGTGATTAAATGGGTAATGGACTTGGTCAGCTCCTGGGTAAAGAAGTGTTGGAAGCTGACACACAAAAAGGATGGATAGGCGTTGACTTCGACGGTACATTGGTTGAGTACTACGGCGAAGAGAACCTGGAGAACATTGGAGACATCATTCCTGCCATGTATGAGCGCATTGTTAAGTGGCTCTCAGAAGGTAAGGAAGTCAGAATCTTCACTGCCAGGGCTGCTGACCCCATCCAACGCAAGAGAGTAGAAGACTTTCTTGCAGCACATGCACTGGGTGGTCTGATGGTAACAAACCTGAAAGACCCTGGAATGATCGAACTTTGGGATGATCGATGCATTCCTGTAGTCCCGAACAAAGGTGTCCCTCTTATTGAACAAGGAGCCGAACATGGCTAAAGATGTGAAAGAAGTCGTGACTGAAGATGCGGTTGTTGCTGAAACGACCACCGATACTCCCGCAACGGAATCCGCTGCGACGGATGCCCCGGTGATGGAAACTCAGGTCGTCGAAGAATCGGTTGCTGAAAGTGCGGCCGAAGAAGCACCTGTCTCGGATCGTGGACTGCCCAGCAGCTACACCCCCATCGACGAACTTCCGTATGTGGAGAAGGAAGGCGTCGTGGCAGAGACCCCTGTGATCGCTGAACCTGCAGCTGCACCTGAAGAAGCGCCGGTTGATCCGACAGCTCCTGCTGCTGCTCTTCCGCACAACCCGGAGCTCGACGAATATTCGACTCCTGAAGAAGGCCAGGTCATCGCTCAGATCAAGGAATACATCCAGGAGATGCGTCCTGGAAAGTCCGTGAGTGCTGCAAAGGCGGTTCAGCAGCACCAGCAGCTCTATCGGGCCATCACTCGTTGCATCGAGCGCTTCGGCGATGACTTTGATTCTTGCTTTGCCAAGATCAACAAGCTCTTTCTCAAGCACTCGGAAACGGTCTTTCACGACGATTACGCATTCCGCTTCCTCAAGCACATGAAGATGTCGGACGCTGATGTCAAGCAATACATCAACCTCATCCACGTCATCCGCATCATGTGTGACCCGAAGGCTCGGCAGGTTTCGCAGAGTCACGTCGACTTGGCAACCGCCCTCGCTGGCCTGTCCGAACGCGGCCGTGGTCGCGTGATGTACTTCTACGGTAAGTAATCCCAACTACACCCACACAGCCTTAAATGACTGTGTGGGTGTATGTGTGCGCTAGTTATTTTCAGTCACTTATTATTTAACTAGTCTTAGTAAGACATTAAGAATTTTGTTTCTAACCTGGAGTTAAAAAGTGAAAGCAATTGTATTCTACCATTCCGACCTTGACGGCCTCGCCGCCAATTTCGTTATGAACCAACACTTCGAGGGACTTGAGCATCTGGCAATGATGAGCAACTCGCCTGAAGAAATCCAGTACTCCAGCATTTGTTACAACTATGGTGACAAGATCCCCTACAATAAGATCGACAAAGACACGACAGTCTACTTTGTCGATGCAATGCCTACTCTTGACGAGATCAAGGAAATCTCCAAGATCTGCAAGAAACTGATCATCGTGGATCACCATGAAGGTCAAACGGAGAATGTGTCAATTGTCTGTGCCATGCAAAATGAAGGACACTGTGCAAATGTCCAGATTCATTTTGACACCACGTACGCGGGTTGTGTACTGACATGGCTCACAATCGGTCCTGGAAGTCCGATCTCACATACCCCTCCGTATCTGGAGCTCTGTCAGGATTTCGATCTCTGGACAAAAGAACACGGCATCCACACCGAGATGATGAATGAGTTCATGCGCTCTCCAGCCAATGGGCTCAACATGCGTCTGTGGCAAAAGCTCGCAGCGATGGACATGGACTCTCTCAAGAAGTATCTTGAGACCACTGATGCTGGTCTGGTGTTCAGCTACAAGTTCCGCCTGGCGCAGAACTATGCCAAACACAAGGCTGTCACCGTTCGCAAGTGGGGAAAAAATATTGCCTTTGGCAATGTAGTGAACGATATTCCCTTGACGTGTAATGAGATGGCATATCGCGAAGGAGTCGACTTCGCACTGAGCTATTTCGTTATCGCAGAGAAGGTGGTGTTCAGCTTCCGCTCTCGCAAGGATGGTGAGGATGTTCTTCCCTACGCCAAGACCTTGGGTGGTGGTGGACACAAGAAAGCATGTGGCGCTTCTCTGCCTCTGCATGAAGGTCTTGAGTTCATCAAGGAGCTGTACGCAACAGTGGTTGAATCTCCGGCTGTCGCTGAAAGCACTGGTGAGTAACACGAGAACCTCACCCTAGTTGGAGATTTTGGTAGGGTGTTAGAAGTCGATGGGTATCCTCGCTCATGCGGTCTAACATTCTTTTTATGTATGTGAGGGGCCTAAAATGACTACGCCCTAACGCATACTCAACGAAGAGCCCGCGCCACGAGAGTCGGACTCACATAACTGCCCGAGAGGCTGCTATCATGGAACATTAGGTACACTGACTAGAGCCTAGCCAAACTGCCCATAGATGAATGAGACGGGAATAAGCGGACTCGTCTATAAATAAGCTCACACTTAAATACGAAAAGCCAGTCGCAAAGGAGGCGGCGTAGAATGGAACATTAGGTGATGCAGGCTCCTCGCCTGCCTTCAATATCAATAACCACTTAAAGTGGAAAAACGCCAAAATTAAGGTTGCAGTCGCGACCTAGCCAGCTGACAATGCGTCGCTTCGTACCACTGAGGTGGACAAGCATAGCAGTCCCCCTGCCGAGATAGGGCAGGCCTGTCACTAGCAGATGAAAGGATTACCCCCACTCGAGCTAGAGCCACCTTAAACTAATCGGATATGCACATCCGATGGTTAGGCCAGGCTCTCCTACGAGTGGAGGAGTCATCTTTTTTTGCCGCATAGGAAAAGCTCTCAATGAAGATCGAAGATGAAAAAACAATCCAGGACTTCAAGATTCGTTTGGTGAAGTTCTGTCCTGAATTCAAGTCAGTGATTGACCCTTTGCAAATCAAAAAGATCATCACGGATGCTGTGAGTTTGCTGGGATATGGACAGATCTTCATTCATGCCGTAGTCCCTGGCCAGAAAAAAGTCTCGCAGCTGATGATGTACATCCTCCCGCCCACCAAGGGAAATGAGAGTCTGTGTTACCTCACCTTCTACGATGCTCGTGATAGGCGTGTGAAAGCAGCTTCGGCTCCCATTAAGAGACTGGGTGAATTTGTCTCTTTGTTCAACCAACAGGATCTCAACTGGCTCAATCGGGCGCAGTGCGCTGCACTCAAACTGTAATTGAAGGAAGATCATGGGTAAGTCATCAAAGCCCCGTAAGAAGTATGTCCCCAGGCAACAACATACTGGACCGATCACTCTGGCATCTATTGGAAACATCCTCCGGCCTCTGGAGAAGTTTCTGTCAGACCTTCGTAATGAAGAGGTCATCACTCAGAACGATGAGCCAATGCTCTACGATTGGCAAGACTTCCTGTGTCCTGCAATTCCCGCAATTCAAGGTTGGGTGGAATGTTTCGAGCGTATCGCCCGAGGTGAGCGAATCTTTGCAGACTGGAGCGGACTGAGGCAGTTAGCTATTGCGTTGCGCGATGATGCAGAGTTGACTTCCAAGATGATCGATAAGGCCGAGAAAGAAGTCGGTGTGTGTCGCCACATCATGAGGACTCTGACTCGTGAGAAACTGGGTAGTTACATGCGTACCGAGATGATTGCTATTGAACAAGAAGACATCGGCATCGCCACAAAACGAACTTTGGAATTGGTTGAATAAAACATCTGAAAGGAAAGAATATGAATCAGTGTATGTTTGCATGGGCGTTTATGCAACTCATTCGCGATAACATCAAGGCCATATACATCCTCTCGCATGACGAGGGATGTGGGCGGCTGTACGATGATCTGATTAAGTATTACTCTAGGCACCGAGGTCACATGCCTTGGCTCAAAGGTGAGGCCAATGATAGCCAGGGTGACTTCAGTAAAAGTTTCAGTCTCGACAGCGCAATCGGGACCGCCATTGGCATTGCATTGGACATCCTCAAGAATCCCGATATGGCTCCCTGGCTTCAGATGAAGATTGCGGATCTGAAAGCAGATTGTCCGCATGTCCTCTTTGGAGAAGCATACCAAATGTTCTCGATGAAAAAGCTCAAGGAAAATCTGGAACTGGGTAAGTTACCTGGTAGTTTTTCTTTGCAGAGAGCACACCCCTACACGATTCTTGTTGATACAGTGGTGAGCGGGTATGACAATTATGCTGGTAGTGTTAAGTTCGATACTTCAGAAGTAAAGGACGTCGACACTTTCAAGGATTTGATCGAGGCACTCAGAAAGTCCCGTAACAAACTCAAGAAGGATCTTGAAAAACTCCTGAAGGATAAGAACAATTGGCTCAGTGCAGCTAAAATCAAAGACCTCGATGCTGAAAGGATTGAAAAAATCGCCAGAAGCTGCATCTCGCAAATCCAGGATTGCAACTACGACGACCGATTGATTTTTGCTAAGAATCACAAAGAAGAACTCATCCGGGCATTTGTCCGAGAGATCAACAAACTTTAAGAATAATCGCCATGAAGAACAAGTCCAGTACCCCGGTCACGATCACTGACCCGACAATCATCGAATCCCTGAGGAAGGATGTTCGCACCTTTCTCAAGAACTACTACCATCTTCTCACCCTCTTCAGGCTCCCATACTGCAAGATCGTCATCGAGGCCCCTGTTGCAGATAAGGCGTGGATGATCCGCTTCTCTGTGCCGGGTGAGAATGATATCCAGAAAATCTCATTCTCTCGGTCTGCAGTGCCGGATAGTGGAGATGTGATCTGCCACGTCATTTACAACAACAGCATTTCCGATCCGATCCTGATGAAGGAAAAGGGTGCAGTTGCTCTGCACGAGAAGTATTTCAAGCTCAGTCAATTCACAACCGACATCATCAATGGGATGTATCCGGAAACCTTTAGTCTTCAATTTTAACCGGCGTCACTAAAATGGCCGTGATGAACGAACTAATCAATAAGTGGATTCAATCGAATGCGTTTCTCACTGCAGAGTTAGGCGACTACAAATACCACACTCTCGATATCACTAACCTGGATACTCTGTGTTTGTCCAAGTCGAGTGACGATATACTATCACGAAGTGTGACTGTGCATTTTGTAATCGCATGCCGAAAAACGGATGGTGTGTCTTTGCAGAACACAGTAAAGAAGCTCCTCGTCTGTCTGCGATCGCCAAATCTCGGGATGCCGAGAGTTCTGAGCGCACAGTTAATCAATGGTGGCGATAGCATCAACATTACTGGGTTATTTGAAGACAACAGAAGCAGTGTGATGGTGCATGATATCTTTCGCACTGCTATCCTGACCATTCGTGAAAACATGGAGTAAATGAAATGCAGGTATCGCACGCTCTTGCGGTAAGCACCATCAAACGCATCAGTGACGTCTGGCCCGAATTCGCAGAAGTTTTAGTGGGTGGAAGTTTGAATCTTGCTAACTGCGGCAATTACAATCTTCCGATGCTTCGCGGAAAAGTGCTGAACCAGCATATTGGTGTTCGTGTCGTTGTCTTGGTTTATGTCCTGGATGACGATTCTGTATTCAACATTCGTGCTGAATCCGTTTGGAATGAAACATCCTCCAAACCCTGGAAAGTCACAATGAGTAGCAACATTGTTCAGGAGATCAAAAACATACCGGATCTTGCCCACCCTATTCTGGATGAGCTCTTCGGAATGCTTTATATCCCCAGTGAAGCCGCCAATGAGAAATGAAATAGAGGCATAATCGCCTCTCAATTAAAAGAGGTAAACAATGCACTGCCCTGTGAATTTTGCACCCATGCTTCTTTCGAACAGGTTCATCGATCTCTTTTGCATAATGCTGCTCAGACCTATCGACAGCCTTTCAGTGGTCAGTGAATCCCTGGAGGATTTTGATCAGAAGCAAAAGAAGATCGTGTTCAGACTCAATGACACATCCTGCCTGAAACGCAAGACTCTCTCCGCCGTGCGTCAAACGCATGGTGGGGATTGGCTGGCATGGTTTGCCCAAACACCCGAAGCACTGATGTCTTCAGCATCTGACATGCTCGATAGCAAGAAACTGGTTTTCAAAATTCAAGACAAAGAGATCTGTGATCTCCTTGACGACATCGTGAAGGAACTCAAATGAAAAGTGTCCGCTTTTACAAAAAGAATCTGGATCTAGTGAGCAAGAGTATGGAAGCGTATCTACTCAACATCGGTGTGTATTTCTTCATGGTGACCTGCGGTCATGAAGGACTCAAGCATTCGTGGAGGATGTCCTGTCCTAACACCCACTGCTTTGGGAATAAGGCCTGCAAGAATAAGATGTGTCAGGCTACCAATGGGCTTTTCGATACCTATAAGCAGGCTGTCGAAGATGCCTGTAGTCAATATAAAAGACTCACACCTGCTGAGATGGAATTCCGTAAGGTGGAGCAACACCCCAGGCCTAAGCAAGTCCACAGCAAGGAAACAATTGCTTTGGTCGATGAATTTATCTCTGTGCTGGACGACTACAGCATCAGCGAACTGGTGAGGACCTATGACCTCGATGCAATTATTCGAGTAATTGATGACAAAGGACGTCTTAAAGAGCTGACGATTACATTCAGCCAATACAAAAACATCGACGACCCGGTTCCTGAAAGTGAGTTCGATATTTCTGTGCGAGTATCCGAGAACCAGGCCATCGCACTCGGAGTCATTACAGAGAGACCGATCTTTGGTGTGACTGGTGTGAAGAGCATATTAACTATCCCGTCAATAGCGATCCAAACAATCTTGAAGTTTGGTGTTAGGTTCGCTGAGGAAACTGTGGGGTGAACGTTCGTCCGTAAGGAGTAGTTGGATGCTGGAACAAATGCGCGGCGGTAAATTACCAGTAGCTATCAATGATTTCGTTTCTGCTCTCGAAGATGATTTTGTCTGTAGTGCTATCAAGGACATGAAGTTAGATTCGACCTTCTGCCGGCTTTTCAATGATGAAAAACGTGTTACGAAATTCATGCTCGTTTTCGAAAAACCCAAGAATGGTGATGAGTTGATTCTTGAAGCATGCATGTTTATTAGAATCTCAATAGCATGGCATGGCAAGAGCATCTCATTTGGTGGGTCATGCACCCACTATAATTCAAAGGGTGAGGGGGATGAGCGCGTGATGACTATCTCTGAGCCAGCCTGTCACAAGATCCTGAATATCGCACAGATCATTCGCGATGAATATGCGGAGTCGACTGTTTCAGAGACAGTTTAGACGAACATAGGGAATAAAGAAATGTCGAGTCAAGTATACAACCCCAAGTTGACTGAAGCCATCCGTGAGTTTGCGGCTTCAGTGAACGATGGTTTCATCAATGAAGCCATCAAGGACCTCAAACGCTACCTGTCAAGAGTCTGAGCGGTCATAACTCTACTAGACTACCCGCCAGGGTAGTCTAGTAGATAGTCCGTCAATGGACTATTTTTTTTTGCTATTAAGCAGCTATTTTGAAATCTTGTTCGCTGTTCGTCACATTGACTTCTTGCTCAAATGCTGCAAGCAGTTGCTCAAACGATGGAGCTTTGAACATGAACTGACAGAACTCAGAAGCGTTAGTGTGACCGCCATTGAGGTTAAGACTTTGATTACGGAAGATCTCTTCACTGATACCAATGATGTCGATGATCTCTCTGCGAGTAGTCTCACGTGAGACATTGTTAACAGAGATTCCGTTTGGATAACTGGCACTGACATCTAGCGTATCTTCAGGAGTGGTCGTTACGCACTCCCCGCAGCATTACCTGCAGCTCCGGGCTTTCCCTCGGATGTCGAGACTATATCTTCACCCTCTCATTTAAGAGTAGGGGTCTGCCATTTCCCAGTCACTTGACCGGTACGGGCGCAATGCCCTAGTCGTTGAACCTTCACCTCATTAGAGGGCTTGGCTGCGCGATTGTCCATTGTACATACTTCACCTTGTTACCATACCCGAGTGGTTAGCTCAGCCGCATACAGATCACTCTGTATGTTTGGTAGTGAAGTCTTTAGGAGTTCCCCGCAATTAAACAGATACTAGCTCATCGATTACTCGTGAGCGGGACCGCGGTGTATGTGAAAAATACGATACTTTGTAAATAACACATTGAACACGATGTTAATCCCCAAGATGTGCCCTGATATTTGTGATCAGTTCAGGAACATCTTTGAAAGGTCTCAGGCCGTTATTAATCACGAGGTTAGCGGCCAGAGTCAGAATCCAGCCAGTGAGCTCGAGAGTTTCGGTATCAAACTCTTCAGTCATCTCATCACTCGTGGTAGCGATCACTAGACCCTTCTCCAGGGCTTCAAAGTGAAGAGCATCCACCAAACGTCGAGGTTGTGACTTGAAGTGCCTGAAGTCCGACATTGCGGAGAACATCGGAAGCGTAACACTCAGATCAGTTGTCTTCTCATCGAGCAATTCCATTGACACACAGTCAAACAAGTTGTAGGCTATGTAATCAAATGGATAGTTCTGCTGCATGAATGTGTGCCATTCAGCTGTACCTTCCAAATGCTTGGCTGCTTCGAACTTCAGCTTCGTTACATTCGTCAGCTCTTTCTTGAGAATAGAATCAAGAGAGTAGCTCGGCTCCTCAGGAGATGCGAGACGAATGATGCGATACGTGCACATTGCATCGATGACGTAGAAGGACGATGGGCAGTATAGCGTATGCCAGCGATTAGCGGGCTTTACAGGCGTTTTCTTGCCACTGGCTGTAACCTTCTGCGGAGAGCCTGGCCGGTAGTTGCAGAACCTGAATTCAGGGGGAATAGAAGGGTCTGAGAACACCACAGCAGGATCGATGTTTTCCATCTCCAAAGAATCAAGAATCTTTGGTATATCGAAGTCCATGTTCCAGATAGCCACGAAGTCAGGCATCCAGGTATGGGCTTTCTCGATCAGTGCTTGAACAAGTGTGCCAGAGGTAGGGCGAACTTCAATCTCGATCTTCATCTGGCGTTCCTCAACATACATGCCGAGGTGCTTGTTTATCGCATCGTAAATCCTTTGTATCGGATTGGCGTGTCCCGCCAGAAAGTCTTCACGCACTACGATGAGAGCTTTGTCCTTCATTGAGATAGTGCCCATGATAGGTTTACCCGTCATGTCCACCATATCAGTTTCCAAGTCAAGCACACACACGGAATACTTGGTAGGCTGAATAGGAAACTCAGTCATGTACTTGTGTTTGATCAGCGCGGTGGAGAGAATGTCTGCACCGTACACATACGGACTTCTGAGTAGCTTTCTCATAGGGCCTTTAAAGCCCGTCTGCTCAAGTGCCCTGGCAATGCTGAACTGCATCTTCGCTTGAGTCGTCTCATAACGAATCAAACGTTCTTTCGCTTCCCATTCTTTCTTCTGAGTATGGCTCTTCCGAAAACCTTTCTTCGTAACGTAGAAGTCACGTTTAAAATTGGGGAGCAGTTTGATCCGAGGAACCTGAGTTCCATCTTTCAAATGCACCACCTCTTTTATGAGGTGCAAATCATTAAAAGACTCATTGGACGGACAGTGCACAACAAACCGGCACTCTCTTGAAATGATGTCTTCTTTCTTAATTTCAGCCATACATGCCTCGAGGAGATTCTCGTGACCACCAGAATTGCGATTGAGACTATCAAGACTCAATCCCCTACGTTCTTCAAAGAGCTTGCTGTCGCATATGAATCGCTTCGGCAAAATAAAAATACAGACATCACCAATGCTGAAGAGGTGTTTCTGATCGCAAAGATCATCAAACACCACACCAACATGAATGTGGAAGTGCACATCGAAACAGGATCTGCTGGAGTGATTGGTCCGGCGATCATGACGCCCGATGTCAATAAGAATCACCCTCTCTTCAATGCCATGCGCAGGAATTATTTCACGGGTCAGAACACACTCAACGACCTGGCTCGTCATAATGGTGAGCTGCGTGGGATGGTGAATATCAAGACGGGCTGGGTCAGTGGCTACTTCGCTGACGTCACCGGTACGCTCTACATGCCTGCATCCATCATCAACAACATGAAGTTCAGCACTGAAGAGGTTGCAGCCATCACACTGCATGAGTGCGGCCACATGTTCACATACTTCGAATACATCGCCAGGTCATTGACGACGAACTTCTCGCTAATGCAGCTGCAGGAAGATCTGTCCAATACCAAAGCACCGGATGAACGAGAAGCTGTGCTGGTGAGTTTTGGCAAGGCCGCACGCATTGGTCCTGAGAAGCTCGAGGAGCTCTCCAAGACCACAGACAAGAGCGTGATTAGTGCCGTAGTGCTTACAGCTTCTGCTGAAGAGTCCTATTCTGAACTGGGTGCAAACGTTTATGACAGCACTGCGTGGGAGTACCTCTCTGATGCATATGCCAGGGCATATCAGGCAGGACTGCCATTGACCACTGCGCTGGACAAACTCTATCGCTCTGGATTCAACATCTCGTTTCGCTCGATGCCTGTCTATCTCTTCTACGAGGCATTCAAGTTCATCGTACTGGGTCTGACGTTCTGGTCGGGTATCGGCATCCCGCTCGCCATCTTGCTGTTTGCGATGGATGGATCGAGTTCTGATTACGATACTCCCGAAGCACGCTTTAAGCGCGTGAAGATGGAGATCATCAAGGATCTGAAAGACCCAAAGATTTCCAAGTCCGATACCGTTCGTCTGACCCAAGACATCGAAGCTATCGATGAACTGCTCAAGACCATCCACGATAAGCGCCAGTTCATCGGTGTGTTGTGGGACTGGGTATCGATCATCGGACAGAAGCGAGTCAACTACACCAACTTCCAGAAACAGCTCGAAGAGTTTGCCAGCAATGACTTGTTTGTCAAGGCAGCTCAGTTGCGTCTGGCTTTCCAATAAGAAGGATATGAAATGCCGTACACTTTCTCCAAACTCGAACTGCTCAACTACATCGGCGATATCAACTTCGAAGCGGTCAATATCATCGATCGCACGAAGGTGCTCTCTGCAGGCCTGGCTGCTTTCCTGGCTCGTAAAGCTCCTCTGCCCTCCACCAATGTGGTGAACATGCGTGAGTACTTCGAGCAGAATATCGGACCTGATATCAGGGAAACGGTCGGAGGTTTCAATGAGATCTCCGTGGTCTGTACCGATCTGGTTGAAGAGCTCTGCCTCAAACTCTACCTGCTGCGTGCAGAAGCTGTCTTCTGCACCTTGGACATGCCTCTGATGGGGTGTGAGAACTTCGATGACAGGTTCTTCAACCTGAAGTTTTTCCTCTCTGAAGAAGACCAGAAGTTCCTGAATGCCAATTCTGTTCACATCGCTCTGGTGGCTCGTAGACTGGGCATGCTGGTTCCTGTTGAGCCGGATACATCCAAATCCGACCCTGCCGCTCTTTAACCTGCTGAGAAGGATGAGTGATGTCTTTGAATGACATGTTTGCTCAGGATGGGGACGATCTCAGTAGTGAAATTCTGGCTACGGACATTTCCATAACTGAACCTCCCTCCATGGTAACCGATGGTGTGGAAATTCACGAGATGCAAGTCGAAAATGACGACGCAATTGTCGGCATGGAATCCGTACTCGCAGGTTACGGGTATGTGTACGACAGCATCAGGAAGTCTGGCGGGATGAGTCGCGCTATTGCTCAAGAAGCAATGAGTGTCAATCCTGACTTTTGTAAGAATGTCTCCCCACTGGGTGGGTTTACGACTGCTCCTACCGCAACGAATCTGCGACAGAGCCTGGAGGAACTCAGTGTGGGTATCTGGGCAGCGATTGCTGCCGCAGTGGCTGCTCTGGGTGCACTGATCTACAAGTTCGTCAAGTGGGTCAAGGGCAGGTACTTCAGCGATGGAGATGATACCCTCTTCGATGCAGACAAAGCAAAAGAGAAGGACGAAGCATCCACTGATGCAGGTGATGCTCTCAGTGAGCTCTGCAGCGCTGATGCCAAGAGTGCTGGCCGCATGGCTCACATGAGTCTGGATGAACTGGTCAAGAAACTGCCTGAAGTCAATGGTAAGACTGAAGCCATTACCAAACTCATGGAGGGCGTTGATCCCATCGTGGGTGAGATCCTCAATAAAGGAGCTTTCTACAAGAAGGTTCTGATGATCTCCGACGCGATGGGTACCTGGACGAAGGAGTTCCGCGAGGCCACCAGTAAGCTTGCCGACGTGGTCAAAAACTCCATCGGTGAGAACGGTGAGGTCAAGTACGACAACCCGAAAGCTCTTGAGTTCATGCAGCGCTTCAATGAGGCTTGCAAGAATAAAGACAATCATGCTCTTCGTGGTCTGATTGGTAGCTCGGTGGCTGTCGTGATCAGCGGTAAGGAATACTCGATGTCTGAGCTTCGTAGTGAGCTCGAGAGCGATGTTCACAACCTCTCCGATCAAGCACCTGTCAAGTTCCGCAGCATCGAGGAGATCGTTCGTCTGTGCAATGAGATCAAGAGAGCGGATCTGTCTCAGCGCATCAATAAGGGCTTTGGCAAAGAAAGTTTTGCCATGCTCGATAAGGTGCAGGATACGATCCACGCAATCTCAGCTCGTGTGAACAGCGCCAGTAAGTCTTCCAAGAGTGACAAGGACGATGATGCATCCCGTCAGGCTCAGGAAGACTTCAGGGCATTCTTCAAGAATGTCAGTGCCAGCCTGTCTGCATCGTTCAACGACTACGTGAGTATCTCCACCAAGTCGATTCGTGCTTTCAATGATGCAGTGATCTATAGCGACAAGCTCGTGTGTCGAGCTCTGGTTGAGTACGCCGCTGGTGTTGAAGCTGTATTGCGTGATGAAAGCGTACCTGCAAACAATGAGGGTTCTTCTGACGGAATGGTCGACAAGACTGTGATGGAGAAGTTGGTTAACCTTCGCAGGAAGATCAAGCTCTGGATGCATGGCAGTTAAAAGCATACCTACCTACTCCCAAAACATCGGGAGTAGGTAGGATTTATGCCGTCTTATATTTCAGTGGAGTGCCTGATGTAGTTGACAGTTACTGCTTCCTGCACTGTCAATTCACCACTGGCCAATGAGACCAGCTTCTTCTTGATGCTCAACTTCGCAGCATCATCCATCAGCGTGATGATCGGATAGTTGGAGATCCCACCCAAGCCTTCGAGTTGGATACTCAACACGTCCGTTCCATATGCCGTCTTCAGAGCCGTGATGATGTCACTTACCGACACCCGAGTAGCACTCAGAGCAGTGAGTAGAACAGTGATCGTGGTATCATCGAGCTTACTGCGAAGACTGGCGTTATTGTAAACGTCATCCGTCACACTCAAAGTCACTGTAAAAGTCTGCTCTGCTGCAATGGACTTCTCGATACCATCCTGCACCATCACATTGACCACTCCAGTTGTCGTCTTCGGGTAGAAGAAGATACCTGTCTTCTCGAGCAGGTACTTCTTGACTTCATCAAGTTGATCAACGATCCAGGTCTTGATGAGTTCAGCTGTATCATCCCGATAGGTCACGATGCTGGAAGTGGTGGCGAACTTGTAGCAAGCATCCAACACAAAGATCTCCAGTTGCCTGGAAACAGTGCGGTCAGATACTTGGATCGGATTACCATTGGCATCCAGGACCACAGAACCTTTACGGTACTTGTAGAGCTGATTGCCACTAGCGTCCAGTACAGGATCGCCCTTCTTGTGAATGATGCTGTAGACCAACCTACCGCTACCATCATCGATTTCCTTGAAGATCGAGCCAGTCTTCGGATCGGTCTCGTAGATGTCATTCTCGTAGAACGCAAACACATCCTGATCGTACGTTTTGTACGCAATAGTGCTGGCAGTAGAACGAGCACGCTTCCAGAGGTTATCCAGAGCCCAACCAAAGCAAACATTCAGTCGTTCCTGAGTGATTGCTTGCGATCCATTGGGTAGCAAGAACCCACCAATTGCCTGGTCAATAGTCGATGCCTTATACTGCAACCCGAGAGAAGCTGTGGTGCTGATGAAGATGTCGATATCCTGAGTCAGAGCGATGGCAATGTCCTGAGCCTCCTTGTTGTACATAAAAGCACTGTTGATGATCAACGAGTCATTGCTGTCAAGATCATAGTTCGTGGTGATCTTGAACTCATAGAACTGATGACCTGTGCTGTCGGTGTAGCTGTAAACACCGTTTTGATATGCGCGAGTCTTCTGTCCAGGAGGAATGAATCCAATCTGAACATTGACATCAGTGCGATCGAGTGATGTAAACGTATCGTCAGCAGTGAGTTCCACCATCAGACTGTATCCAGTGGATGTTCTCGAGACGCTGTATGCGAGCACAGACACATTGATCAGTGCAGTATCGTTCTCATCAATGAAAGTCTTGGACTTGACCAAAGGAGCATCCAGATAGTACGCCCTCAGATCAAACTCATCACTTGACGCATCCAGGACATAGTGGAAAGGCGTATAGAGATAAGAATTGGTGCTCACATCAGCGGCCAGCAGTTCCGTACTGAGTGCTTTGAGGCTGGACAGCCTGGCAGTTGACAGATGAGTGAGGAATCCATCAGTCATTGAGAATAGTGCATCGGGGGTAACGGTTACCCGAGAACCATTGTCAACTACACCTGACAAAGGAGTCATCATGCTCATGGTGCACGATATCGTCCCAATGCACGCCGAGATACCAGTCAGTGTACTCTCATCTGCCGGAGGATCAATATCCTTCGTAGCCACAAAAGCACGGTTAGTGACCACGTCGATATTCTTCACAACAGTAAAGCCGTTGCGAGCGAGTTTGGTGGTGAGCTGATCAGGAGTGATCGGAACTACAATCTCGCCTACGTCATTCTCAATCACCTGAGAACGAAGAGTTTCCAGATCCAGAGCAGCAGCCCCACCACTGACATTGTCATCCGAGTAGACAATCACTTGCCGGAGAGTCGACATGGGTGCCGTATAGACAGACACGTCATTCGAATCGATAGCCAGCCAGTTTGCCACGAACATATCTGCTTGATAGTTCCCCATCACTGCATTATTCTTACCCTTGGTCTCGTAGACATCGATACGTACCGGTCTCGAGATCATGCCGGAGACAGTGTAGAGCTGAGGGATAGATGCAGTGACAGTATTCTCTTCTTGATCAACAGACAGCACCATGGTCGCAGTCTTGGGATCATAGACTTGATCAGTGTGTGTTGTATAGAGTTCAGTCCATGTGCCATCGGTATTCTGATGATACGCCCTGGCATAGTAGAAGCTATCGGTCAGAGCAACAGTGGTCTTGAAGTTCGTTGCTGCACTGGGTGACTCAGTCACACTGTTGATGAAGAACTGATCAGTCAGCACCTTCATACGCACCCAGCGACCGTTGTTGGTATCGGTGCTGTTGTTGGTAGCGGGAATGGCGTACTCCCAATCCACAGCATTCGACGACAGTGTGCGAAGAGGACTGATCACATCAGTATCGTAGATGATGTTCAGGCCACCGTGCTGCATCCGGCAAATCTCAATCGGATATTGCAGACTGTAGGTCACCCCAGCAATGGTGAAAGTAGTGTTGCGAGGAATTACCACTTTCTTGATACCCAGAGTAGTCACATCTACCATGGCGTTGAGCAGTTCAGACTCCTGAACCATGATGTAGAAGTAACACTCACTGGGAGAAGCAAACCTGCCCAGGTAGTCCTTATCGGACATATGTAGGTAGAGTTCTTCTTGGGTCATTGCCAGTCTGGGATAGCGTTGGCGGGTCAGCGTCCAGTGCTTATCGAAGAATGCATTGGTCAACACCACCATCGATTCGTGCAGCATGACAAAAGGACTGGTGGGGTCAACGACGTTGATGTCGCCATTGCTCACAGCATCATAGACAGACCAGATCTTCTGTTGTGCTTTGACAGGGTTGGCAATCAGCGCTGCCAGATCGTTTTTATAATCAGTAAGAGAATACGACATTGCTTAACCTTTCGAGTACAATGTGCCGTTGAGCGTTGATGTGAGTGTAGCGCCGCTCATCACCATGTTGTAATCCGTGTTCGATACCCACCATTGGAATTCGTAGCTGTCAGGATCAATACGAGGATATCCTCGGTGATTGAATACTGTCACTTCGCTCTGAGTGAGCTTGTGCATCTTACCTGCACGATTGGAATCCGTCATGGAACCATTGAACAAACACACCACATCATTGAATTCTTTGATGAGTATCTCACTCATGTATTCAGCACCAATGGCACGGAACCGAACACTGATCTGATCATTGGAATCATTGAAGATGCGATCAGATTCAAAGTTGAATGCAGCTCCGATTGAGATAGCTGTGGGGTACGCCGCATAACACGCACCAATTTTCTGAACACGAGTTTTCGTCGGGTCTAGAGTGATACGCCAGATACGCGTCTGGTAATCCACCCGATGCTCAATCCAGTTATCCATGTAGGGCATCATGATACCCTCGAACACAGCAGCCTGATAATAGATCCACATCAGTATTGCTGTGGTAATAGGATCACCCACCACATTTCTGAATGTAGCCTGCAAATCGTATGCGCCATTGATCTCCGCCGTATCATCGGTGAAACTCACAGATTCTCGTCTGTTGCCAGGAGCTGAGGTGTAGCTCTGAACTTCAACGTCAGGCCACCCGCTCAATGACACAAGAGTATTCGTGAACAAAGGCATGAACGCGCATTGCTGATCAACGAACGGGGTGGTGACATTGCCTTTTCTGCCGTCAGCTGCTGCTAACCTATTATCGAAGTAGCACCGAATGATCGTATTCAGGCTATTCTTCTGAGAAGTCATTAGCGGTTTCAAGATTCTCAGTGAGTCCAGGTTATCAGTGGTGAGGTTCATGTCAGGGCGTGTAAAGAACGTCATGCCGTACCCTTCACGATTGATAGGTATTGGATTTGCTGTATTCCGGTGATTGATGCCATGGAATGTATCGCCAACCGCAGTAGCTATAGGTCCATGACCAGTGTTGTACAAAACTGAATCCACTGTCTCAGCAACTTTGCCAGTCGTGGTTTTCAGGGCAGTGTTCACATCGATTGTCACTTTCGATGGATTGGTGCTGTTGTCAGTGCTGGCCATATTTTTCTCCACAATTCCAATGAAAATTTAAGTGAGGTTGTCCAATGTTTGATCGACTCATCGATGCCGCTGGCGATATCGGCTTGAGCGCTATCCGGCGCATTACCGATCTGTGGCAAGGCGCCAAATCCAAAAGTCTCGTTGATTACACCGCCGCTTCTCGTGTCGAACCGATTGTTCTGGTTGACATGGCGTGCGCGTATGTCGAGGAACTGCCGGATCTGATGCAATCGCTCCAAGCTCTTTTCTCCGCCTACTGGCTGCAAGCCTTCACTCTTTCGCTCAATGTCGGTCGCATCGATGTGATGCGTCATCTCGACAAGCTCAACCCCAATCGCAACGTTTCCAACTCAGCAGTCGATGCCGCAGGCTCTGCTGCGGGCTGGCTCTCGTCTCTCGAGTCCTACAAGTATCGCCTACCCACCTTCGGCAACAAAGCAGCAATGGAAGCCGAGATCATCGATGCTTCTGCCAGCGTCAACAAGGATACGCTCCTCACTGTCAAGGAGATGACGAATCTGTCCGTTGGCAAACAGCTCTCCGTCGAAGTCTCCGATGGTCAGAACCGTGGAACGATCCTGGTCTCTGTTCGACTGCTGGTCTCGAGTATCCTTTCGAGCGATCTTATCCATATTCTTTCGACCGGTAATAAAGATACTACCGCCAACCAACGCCGGCATGCCTGGAAAGCCGGTCGTTTGGAGATGATTGCTGACATCATCTTCGGTCGTGACCTGATTCGTGCGCACCGCAAGAATCTGATGAAGGACAAGACCGGTCTGTATTCCGAGATCCTGGAACGCCGCAAGAAGAACAAGCTCTCGGCGATCTTCTCGGGTAACCCGTCTGTGGCTACCGCGTCGAATATGCTGGTGATCGACTCCCAGACCATCCAGGCTCTTGAAGGTGAAACCGGACTGGACTTCAGCGATCTGAAGGATCGTGAAAAGATGCTCGATGAAACGGGTGTCATGATCGCCGCTGTCATCGACAAGAGCTGGAACCGTGTCAAGATCTACACGGACGGCATCAAGCATCCGACGGAACTCTCCATGCGTGATCTGAAGTCTGCCGGCAAGGGACAGGGTCCTGATGTGGCCGAAATTCTCAAGGCCTATCAACTCGGTAACTCGCCCCGGCTGTAATCTTTCAACCATTTTTAAAGGAGGTTATGAGGGAGCCTAGTAGGTATTCCCTCATAACATTGAAAACCATGGACTTCACGTCTTTCATCAAATGGCTTGCCCCGACCTTTGAGCGGGACAATGTGATCGAAAAAGCAAAGCTCTCGTCCGTCTCTCTGCACGAGATCGTGATACCGTCTTACAAGCAAGCCGCTGAAATGCTGCGGGGTTGGAAATTCAAATCCAAGCAGCTCGAGGCATACTTCAAGGAATTCAGTCAGCAAACAGGAGAGGGCAAGGCGTTCATCCAAGTCGTGTATTCCAAACTCCCCCTCCTGGCTGAAAACCTCGAGGAAGTGCAGGAGCTCGTCAGGAAGAGTTTCGACGAAGACATCGCATCCATGGGACTGACCTATTCCAAGGCCACTCTGATCCAATACGTCTCCGTTGCCGACTTCTTCATCAAGTACTCGATGAAGTTCCTCCACTACATCTATGTGATGGAAGCAGTCGAATACGAGATGAACGACATCGAGCTCTCGGAAGCACTCACTCCCGCGCAGATCGAATGGGTGGTATCGAACTTCCAGAGTTACTGTCTGGCATTCAATGCTGTCACGAACAACAAGTCTGTTCTGACCAAGGCACTGAAAGAAGTTCCCGATATCACCATCACGGGGGATAACGAGAAGATGCTCATGCACAACGTGGGTGCTCGCAAGCTCGATCCCCTGGGCATGCGCTTCATCAGTGCCAACTGGAATCCGTTCGTCTGGATCGGACTGCGGTGGGTGGAACATGAACACAAGGCATATACTTCGCTCAAGAGTGAGCAGAAGTCTTTGCAGCTGCGCGTTCTCTACCTGAAGCGTCTCTCCGAAGGCAAGACTGATGCCTCTTTGGAAAAGCAGATCCGGCATTACGAGGGTGAGGTTCAGAAACTCGGTGCTGAGATCGCTGACTACGAGGCGAAAGCCAACCGTTAATCGAAGGCTATCGAGATGATACGAGAACAACTACAACTTTATCCGAGGGGGTTCTTCGGAACATCCTTTGCATATGCCCCTCCCTTGCCGGATGATGCAGGTGATGCTGCTCAGAAAGCTCAGAGCCTTAATCCTCTGGACTTTACAGCACAACTGCTGGACAATGGTAAGGCTACTCTTCCCATCAATCGTGGTGTGGAGAAGCTTTATGCATTGAAGGTGAACAATACCCCTCAAGCAATGAGTTTTGACTTCGTGGTAAATATCATGAAGGCAGCACTCGGAGCTTTTGGTACTGTGAACTTTGCTCAGTGGGTGCTGGCTCAAGAGAAAAGCCCTTACGTCACCTATGCGCATTCGGAATGTCTGGTCGATACCATCCGCTTCCTCTCAGCGAAAGAGCGTAATCTTTTGCTTGAAATGTGGCCAGCGATGATGTCTGACAAGGCTAATCCGGGCGCTTATGATGTTGCAAAGGTTCATCAAGAGCTCAAGGATAGCAAGATGTCATCCATGTCGATGGAAGAAGTGATCCGTCGATGGGTCTCGAGACCTAATGGTATCTGGGATCTTCTGACATCCATGCACATTTTCTTCGGAAATTAAGGGTAGGCAGAACCCTGATCATCTAGAGTGATTTAATCTGTAAGAAGAACTGCCAAAACGGCCGTTTTAAACCTGTAACAGGAGAATCAATTCATGTTCCGCAATTTTGGTACGCGCAAGCCCCTGGGAGTTTCCCTGGAAGATGACACCCCCGAGGTGCCGGACGAAAGCACTGGCCCGGTTGAACCCGGTGTCGATCAGCTCGAACAAGACCTGCTCGAAGGCAGTGAAGAGCTCGGCGAAGGCATCGACAACGACGCACAGGTCGACGAAGCCGTCGAAGCGTCCAGCGAGATCGAAGATGCTGTCGAAGTCGCTGAAGCCTCGGAAGACAAGGGTGGCCTGGATGTCCCGGCTGCTGAATCGCTCCGCATCCTCGTGAACTCCGCCTGCCGCCGCGCTGGCATCAGTCCCTCCGGCTCCATGCCTGCGATGGAATCCTTCGGCCAGACCGGTCGTCGTCTCTCCAACACCCGTATTGCGGTGGAAGACTGGAAAGACAAGATCAAGGAAGTCTGGGTCAAGATCGTTGCCGCTCTGAAGCGTGCATACGAGTGGTTCATCGGCTACGTGAACAAGGTCTTCGGTGGTGCCGAGAAGCTCAAGAAGCGCGCTGAAGCACTGCAGAAGAAGGCGAGCGATCTCAAGGGCAGGCCCGAAGGCGAACTCAAGAACAGTACGCTGGCCAAGGCTCTGGCTCTGGGTGGCAAGTTCAGTGGTGCTGGTAGCGTCATTACCGGTCTTCCGGTTCTGAACCAAGCCGTCAGCACTCTGAATACCGAAGCCGACACCATGGTCAAGAATGGCGACACTCTGGCGGTGGTGGCTGGAGATGCTCAGAAGCTGAAGGGCTACAATTACGAAGGCAAGGTCATCACCGGTTCCGCTGGTGACGCATATGGTTCGGCCAAAGAAGGTTGGGGGTTCAAAGCCGGCGGCGAGCTGCTCGGCGGCATGACCCTGTTGGAATATGGTCCGAGCACGAAGCCGGCACCTGGTGTTGCTGCGCTGGCAGCAATGGCTCGCGCTACGCTCACGATCGCTCCTTTTGGCGGCAAGCTCAAGGAAGTGTCCGGTGAGGACCTTTCGATCGCCTCCCCGAGTGAGATCGAGGATATCGCCAAGAGCGCTGCCAAGGTTGCTGATGATGCCATCAGCTTCCGTGCTGCATCGAAGAAACTCGGCGACACCCTGAAGAAGGTTGTTGATGCTGCTTCCAAGGCTTCGGCCAGTGCCGAGAAGTCCGATGAAGATGCCGACAAGGCCAACCGTGAACTCTTCAAGGCTTGCAAAGAAGCCTACGCTTCCCAGACCAAGCATATGGCCTCGGACCCGGCCAAGATCGTCACCTACGTGGTTCGTGCCGCCTCCAGCGCCGTTCAGTACGGTGAAGCTTCGGCTGCCAAGTACAAGTAATCCCTGTACTCGGTCAGTAATAAACAAGTGGACTAGACCGGTTCATTCCGGTCTAGTTGAACCAACATCAAGAAAGAGGAATCAAAATGGCTTATCGTGGAATCATCGCCACTGAAAGTGCGCAGGTCCCCCAGAACCGCATCGCCCTGGAAGACGAAGAAGTCGCTGTCTCCGAAGCGCAAGAGCTCGCTGCCGAAATCCCTGCTGACCTGGCTGATGCCGAACGCTCGGTTGATGTCGCTGAAGGCCTGCAATCCGTCGCCGAAGTGGCTGACAATATCGAGTCGCCCACTGCGACCGACATCGCTCTGATCCAGACCGCTGGTGACCTGGCCGTCGCTGGCTCGGACGTGCCTGCTGAAGAAGTCATTCCGGTTGCTGGTGAAGCACTGGAATCGGCCATCGGTCGTCGCATCGCTACGGAATCGATCCGTGAAACGGCCGTGGCTATCTATCGTCGCCTGGAAGCGTTCGTCAAGCGCATCTGGGAAAAGATCGAAGCCTTCTGGCATCGTCACTTCGGCACCCTGCCGCGCCTGAAGCGCAAGATCGAGGAGATGAAGAAGCGCGTCGAGGCTACGTCCGGCAAGAAGCTCGAGGGCGACGCCAAGAAGTTCGAGATCAGCTCGGGCCTCAAGGCTCTGTCCGTCGACTACAAGGCCGTCAAGTCTGGCGCTGAACTCAAGTCCGCTCTCGACTACCTGTACACCGTCGCCAAGGAAGTCTACGTCTCTGGTGCCAAGGGCGCAGCTGAGACCGGCAAGGAAATTGCCAAGCTGATCAGCGAGATCGAAGACAGCAACATCGGCGAGAAGGCCCAGAAGGTCTGTGGCGTTGTTGCCAACGGGTTCAAGCAATTCGACCTGCGCAACGTTGCCAAGAAGGACGTCTCGTCGCAGTATGGCGAGAACTACGACGTCAAGGAATCGGAATCGTTGCTCGGTAGCGTCAAGATCCTGTCGAAGAAGGCTGACATTCGTGCTGTCGGACAGACCACCCTGGCTGCTCTGGAATCCGCTCGCAAGACTGGTGTTTCCCTGATCCAGGCCGGTGATCGTGACAAGGAAGTCAGTTCGGTTACCTTCCAGACCCTGAACATCACGGAAGCAGAAAACCTGCTGAAGCTGCTCAGCCAACTGGTCGACGTCGTCGAGAACTACGAGCGTTCCGCTGCCTACAAGGACATCAAGAAGGCTCGCGAGGAACTCAATCAGGCTTCCGCCAAGGCGGCTGGCAAGGTCGGCAAGATCAAGGCTGGTCAAGAAGGCGGTCCGTCGAACGAAGATGTCGCTATCTTCCGTGCGTGCCTGAACTTCAACATCTCGTACACCAACTGGACCACCAGTGTTCAGGTCGGTCTCTCGAGCCGTGTTGCGACGACCACCAGCGCTGTTCTGGCACTGGTTGCCAAGTCGATGTCGCAGTACAAGTAATCGGTCTTCGGCCACAGGAATCCAAGAGGGGGAAACTCCTCTTGGATTTTTGCCGCATTATGATGACAAATTATCTGAGGTAATCCTTCCTCACCCTGAATCAGGACATTCCACCATGCCCACTGACAACCAACACGACATAATGGAGAGAATCAAGAAAGAACTTGATAACAGCGCTCTGGTATTCCCGACCTGCTTTGATCTTTCATTGAAGATACAAAAGCTCATCGATGATCCGGAATCATCCGTGTTTGATGTGGCAAACACCATTCAAACTGAACCTGTCATTACTTCAAAGCTCTACCAGGTGGCCAATAGCGTGGCGTTGAACCCCGCTGGCGTGCCTGTCAGATCAGTAGCTCGTATCGTGCAAAGAACTGGATTGGATCTGGTTCGTTATCTCTCGATGATTGTTATTCGAGAACAGGTAGTGCATGACATGAGATCAATGGAATTGAAATCCCTTGCTAGTTCACTCTGGAGACATACAGTTGATGTGATGTCGTGGTCTTATGCCATAGCAGAAGACACGAATATCGTTCGTCCGGACGAGATCATGTTCAGTTGTGTGATGTCGACTATAGGGGAGTTTTACATTCTTCATAAAGCGCAACAGTATCCTGATCTCATTGAGAACAAAGAGTCTCTGTGCGAGATCATCGATATGTATGGAACTGAAATCGCAAATTCGATTCTCTCCTCCTACGGCATCAGCAAAAACGTGAGCAAGGTTCGTGATCCCAAGCTTTTCGATCACGCATTCTGGCCCATCAAAACAGTCCAAGACATTGTGCACTTCGCCAATGTACTGACAGATTTTGAAAACCCTTTCCGTGATACTACCCCTAACTTGGATGAGTACTGCGCCAGGTTTCAGGTAGGTGATGAAGTCCGTGATGAAATTCAGGAATTCATCGGGAACATTCAAGACATACGAGATCTTCTCTTCACGGCAGTGACCATGTAGAAACCATAGACAGTAGGAGGGATCTCCCTCCTACTGTCTATGCCGTCCTATGTGTTGAAATCCTATAGTTTAGATAACACTAACGAGGGCAGTGACATGCCATACATTCTTGAACCTGTCCCGAATTCCGATTTGAGTATTGTGCGTAATGCCAACCTGAGCATTATCGCGCAGATGATCGAGAATACAGGACTGCCTAAAAACATCCCTATTCAATATCCAGGAGACAATGAAAGAAATGCCCAGCCTGGATCTCAGGTGGGTGATGAAAAAGAACAATTCTTGTTTGTAGGTCGTGACAAACTCTCAGTTGAGGTATCGGAAGAACCTGATGGTCCTATGGTGCTCAATGCCAATAGCTACCGACCTGATTCCAAACCTATCTTCTTTGATGAGAAGATAGACGCAATTGTCAGACCGACCATGGTGAGCCATAAAGTCACGATCTCGCTGAGATATAAGTCCATCGATAAGAACCGGGCTGTACGGTGGAGAAATTCCATCACTGCACACATCGGCATGCAGCGCGTCATTTACCTGCATAAGTTGATCTACAACTATCAGATTCCAGACTCCATCGTTGAGAGGCTGGTGGAGATTCACCGACTGCGTGAGAATCAAGGTGGGTATGGAGAGGATCTCAATAAGTATCTGGCAGACCACCTCACCTATCGAGCCACTGTGATTTCTGATTCCAGCGGCAAACACGGCCAGCTTTCGATTGCTGAGACACAGGCTCGTGTGCAAGGATATTTCGACTTCGATGTAGAGCCTGAGAAGGGTTCTCGTGAAGGCGATGATAGTACATGGACGGTCGGATTCAATTACGTCTACAGGTACGATAAAGCCATAGCGTGTGCAATGTACTTCCCTATCATGATCCATAATCAGATCATCGATGACAAGTACCTGCCAGCTCCCAGAACATCCAATCAAGATGACTTTATCACTGAGCGCTCACTGAGCAACAATGCATTCGATGCATTCGAAGTTAAGAGGGTGGATGATGTAATGGCAGGAATGACGCAGTTATCTATTCCTGAAGGTGATGAGTTTATTCCCAACAGAGTAACATTCAAATCTGCAAAGGTCTACAGTGCACTTTGTTCCATTGAGGATATCAATAGAACTGCATTGATGAACTTGGTGGAGTTGGGGGATTATGAATTCAAGCAAGGAATTATCGACTTCATTAAAGGTGAAGCCAAGTACTTGCTCACACCCTACGCATCCATCTTCAATGTGACTGTCTATGATCGGTATGAACCGATGTCACCGAGTCTATTTCAGATTGACTCGAACCTGAACCTGTCCGCTATCGCTGATCTGGATCTTCGTAGGCCATATCGAGTCAGGTTTAGTGTCATCACAGATACCAAGCTGCTCACCGATGATGCAAAGAAACGTCTTCAAGAAAACGGGGATGTGTTCAACACCATTGTATCCGGTTTGATTCCTGGCATAATTGTGAGTCCGGGTACTATCAAGCATGGAGACAATGGACTGATTACTGACATCGGTAAGAATCCCGGCCTCGCCAAGACCATCGGTGACCAATACGTTCCTAAGACCGAGATAGCTAAGGTCAACAATGAGATCAACGTAAACGTCGATAATGCCGGATGGCACTGGCGTAATGTTTGTGTCTTGTTCATTGACACATCAAGGAATTGACATGCCTCTAGTTACACTCAAGAATGGGAAGAAGGATGGCGGTACTCCTAAACCCACCTTTCAAAGAACTGAAGCTGAATCTGTCAAGACGATTACGAACGATACGAAGCTCATGCCAGCTTCGCAATTGCTCACGTATATCGAAGGCAGTCCTTGGCAGGTCGAGTATTACTCACAGCTTCTCAACAATGACAATCCGACTCAAGGACAGAGTCTGGGTACAGGCGCTGAGTTTCAGCAGTATGTGAGATATAAGCGGTATGAGCTTCGTGTTACTGCCGCACTCACACAGACTCAGGACACCACCACAAAGACGATGCAGATTACAGGCACCGCCAACGTCTATCCAGGTCTGATCCCGAATGATGGGGATATGTTCCTGGCTGAGACTGTGGAAGGGCGTCTGGGGGTCTTTGAAGTCACCAACACTGAACGCAAAGCTATCACGAAGGCTACCACGTATTCGATTGAATACGTCTTCGTCGATTACGCTACGCAAGACCGCGTGAACGACTTCAAGAAAAAGACTCAGCGCACATATGTGTTCATGCGTGATCTCTATTCTCGTGGACGAGCTCCTTATCTGGAGTCCAATGTTTATGATGAGCAGATGAAGTTGCGTCGTCTGTATGAAGAAATGGTTCAGATTTACTTTGAACAGTTCTTCAATCGTCAATTCATGACTCTGACGATACCGGGTCAGGACTGGTCTGTTTACGATCACTTCCTGACCAAGGCAGTGTTGAGTTTCTTCGATACTACTGAGTCTCATCATTACAAGCATGTCAAGCTGATGAACCTGGAGGACGATGAGCGGTTTCAGACCAACACGCTCTGGGATGTGATCGGTACTCTTCAGTACTCGCGTCTCAACTACATCGCGACACAGGCAGGTCTGGTTCATGCCAGGTCGTTCAATGCCAACCCGATGCTCACCCCTATCTTCTACACCAAGCTGCAATATGTGGTGTATCCGAGAGACCCTGTTTGTTCAGTGGGGATTGAGCACGACACTTTGGCAGTTCCGATCAGTGATAACAAGCTCAAGAATGTTCCTCCCAGAACAAACTTGCCTCCTACTACTCCATTCCCTATTCCTGGTATGGAGTATGACTTCTTTGAAGACTTGAAGAAAGACTACATTGAAGCCAGGGATAAGACGGCTGCTGGTGGAGTGATTGACATCTACTCGTACGACAGCTCCCTCAAAGAACGCTATGCTGAAATCGTAGCGCACTATGAGAAAGCCACACAGATGCCGGACTATGACTTCTATGAGGATCTCAAGAGAGGGTATCTGTCTGCATTTGATGTGACTATCGGTGGGCCGTACAACGAGGAATTCAATCCTGATTCCTACACCGATATCCTCGAGTGCATCGATAATGAAGATCTGATCATCCCGGATATTCATCTGGTGACGAAGGACGATTACTACGTGCTCTCTGAAGGATTCTACAAGTTCAACAATGGCTTGCAGGGTCCCGGCATGAGTCGTTTGGAAGTGCTGGTGTGCAGGATGATCCGCAAGATGCCCGTTGATCCGAAAGATCTGATCCCTCTGTGTGAGTCATATCACCGGTGGGGTGCTCTGGAACGGTTCTACTATGTTCCTTTGCTTGCAGTTCTGATCAAGTACGTATTCAATAACGTGGTATGAGGCTGTATCTGGCTACCTTAACATTGAGTTAAGGTAGCCAGATGTCAGTTGTTTAGAGTCCGGATCATATGAGGCTATTGCATTATTTAAACACTTTGGAGGTCAGTTATGGTGCTTCAAGATTCCGTGATGCTAATGCTTAATGCAGCAGCATCCGACATAGCTGCCGCAACCCATCAAACAGGTGATCTGTCCAAGATCAACACGACGGATAAGAGGAGTATTGTTAACGCAATTAACGAACTCCACGTGACTATTACTCAACTGCTCAATACGGTAGTTGAGTTTGATCCCGCTACTCCGTCAACAACAAGCCTGTATTCTTCAGCGCACTTTCTCGACCTTCTTGCCAATCTCAAGAGCGATATCGAGGATAGTTCTCCTGTGGCATACGACTCGCTGAAGAAGATTGCAGATTGGATCTCGAATGACAAGACAAGCATTACTACGATTCTCACGAATCTGAATCTGTGCGTCTCATTCGCTGACGCCATGAACCTGACGGATGCGCAGCAAACACAAGCATGTGAGAACATCGGCGTGGGAGACCCACATCAGAACTTTCTGTACGGGTACTACGTTACATCCGATGTCAATACCGCAGTTGTTCCTGGATACATCATTCCCGGATATACTCAATAAGGAGTTGAAATGAGCATCGTTCTTCGCCGGGATAAAGGCGATATCTTGACCCATGACGAAATGGACAATAACTTCCAGTCCATTGATGTGCGGTCAAGGACTTTCACCAAGACTTTCACCATTGGTCCGGACCTGGTTCCGACAATCGGCGTGAATCCCTTTGTGCCTGCTAAGGCCTGTCGGATTCAGAGCTTCTTCCTGACTCTTGGAAAAGTCTCGGCCGCTATCGTCAGCATTGATGTGAAGGTCAATGGCGTCAGCCTCTTCCCCAATAGCAAGCCTAGCATTGCTATTGGCTCTCTCAAAAGCGATCCCGTTACTATCAACTATGACCTGGTGGCTGGGGATCGCGTCACTATCGATGTCTTGACCGCTGGTGGTTCTTACCTCAGTGCCGTCTTGACTGTTCTGGAGAATCCGGCATGACCATCTCGATCACTACCCTGGGTCAGAATTCCAAGGTGATGAGTGTCGATAACGACACCATTGCCAACATCCTGGCTACCATTCGTGACATCATCGTTACCAGCGGCTGGGAGATTTGGGATCAAGTCTCCACCACCAACGTGGTTCTGCGCAACAAATGTTACGACGGCGTGAACTACAAGTACTTGCAGTTGCTCATCAGTGCAAGTGCTCTGAATGTCTCGACTTACGAGGGTTGGAACAACAGCACTCACGTTGGGACTAACCTGGCGTATTACGACATTGGCGGATCTTCAACGTCTGTCACTATTTCTACGAACATGTGCAATATCTCACTGTTTTATTCTGCGAGATATGTGCATTTCATCGTTAACAACAACCCGTCAGTACTGGCCTCGAACGTGGGCGTGTTCGAATTCTATCGCGACAATCCCACCGATCTGCCAGCCAATGGGTTCCCGAACTTTCTCATCACATCCAGTCCTGGTATGCAGTCGGGCGGAAATACCGGTGGCGGCGTGGCGTACTACAACACGGTCGGCGGTGTCCCGAGGAATCGGTATGGCCTGACCGGCAAGCCCGCTGCGGCCGGTAATGCATTCATGTCGCCTATTGGTGTTTCCGGAATATTCTCCGGTGATGGCTCAAGCACCACTCAGAATGCAAATGCAGTGATCGCGTATCCGAGCACTACCGGTGCCGCTATCGTGGCAACACCGTGTTTCATTACCAACATGGTCACGGCAAATGCGCTATCGAGCCTGAAATCGCTCAATGGCGTCGATGCAACGGCATCCAAGCCGGATTTCCGTGGTCGGGTTTTTGGATTGAAGCTTATCCCGGCTGGATACGGCAACAATGGCGATGTGGTTCAGGTTCCGGTTGATGCGAACGGATTCTCGGATTCGAGTAGCGGTACGCTGGCTGACCACATGCTCTTCACCTACTTCGCACTTCCCCTCTGATCATGGCCACACTCACTGCAGCTAGCATGAACGGTCAAGCGTTGGTGTCAGCATATGTGTCGCGTCAAGCAAAGACTTCGCTTGTTCGACTCACCAACGCTACCCCCGTTATCAACGGATCATTCAAGAACTGCTACAATTCTACTGGCCGCTATACTCTTGGTAGCAAGGGTATGACTGTGTCGACGGGAATTGTCCAGTACTGGAGTTAAGAAAGGAATTCAAATGGCTGTCACCGCCACCGTACTTGGTCCCAACAGTAAGGCTTTGGTTTTTGCAAACACAACCGGAGCCGAAATTCTGCAAGCCATCAGCGACACCCTAACGGCTGCTGGATGGACTGTCTGGGATCAAGTCTCCACCACCAATGTGGTGTTTCGTAGCAAATGCTACGATAACGTCAACTACAAGTATGCGCAGGTCTTGTATTCGGCATCGAATGCGATGTACCTCAACGTGTTCGAGAACTGGAATACTACCAGTCACTCTGGCACGAACCAAGTCTATCTGGACGGTTCTGGCACGCTGTATCAGCTCTCCATTTCTCTCACCAGCATGACGATTAACGTGTTTTGTTCAGCACGTTACCTTTATCTGCAACTCAACAATGCTTTCACCACCAGAAACGATGGTGCTGGTCTTTTTGAGTTCACCAGAGACAATCCTGCTGATACTCCTGCTCTTGGCGTGCCGAACTTTTTCATGACGACCGGTATGCATTTGCGAGCAGACGTCCTGGATTCCAACACGCAGTATTTCAGTACTGTCGGTGGCGTTCCTCGAAATCGTGCAGGACTGGTCGGGAAGCCTGCTGCCATGGGCAATGCGCTCATTTCTCCCAATGGAATCGTCGGCAGCATCGGTGGTAGTAACTACTCCGGTACTGCCCACACAATCTACTCAGGTAGCTTGGGTGCAATGGTCAGTACCCCGAACTTCGTCACCACTGCCTCCAATCTGTCCAACCTGGTAGCGACGAAGGCCAGTCCTGGTGTGGATGCAACTGCCGCTTCGTTTGACTGGCGCGGTCGAGTCTTTGGTTTGAAGACTCTTCCGACCGGACTGGGTGTGTATGGTGACATCCTTCCGGTGACTTGCGATGCCAATGGTTTCAGTGATCCCAGCGGCACTCCGGTCAGTCATATCGTGATTGGTGCCTGCACAGCTCTTCCGTACTAATCGGCAAATACTCCATCAGACTGTTAAAGCAGTCTGATGGAGTTTATACCGCAGTGTCAAATCATCTGGTCTATCAATTAGGAGGTTAGAATGCCCGACCTCAATGCTCCAAGAAAAATAGCTACCAATTGGGTGCCTGAAGGAAAAAGGACTCCTGATTGGTATATCTTCAACCCTAAGTTCAGGGCAACTGTTCCATACATACACTCCATGTCTGCTGACTATGTCAAGCAGTTTGGTACTCCAACATCTGGAGACAGAGCTGATGACAGGGCTATGCTCAACGAGCGCATAGACACCATGATGACCATTGATGAGATGGTTGAGTACTACCGTAAGGGAGTAGTGGTGGGAGTGAAGCTTCGTGATGATGTGATTAAGATCTATCAGCACGTTACCAACTATCTGGTCCACTGGAATAGAATCCTAACGACACAGATCAACATTCTCGATGCCCCCTTTGAAGACTTGGAGCTGATGAACCAGTTTGCAGACGCTGTTTACGATCATGCTAAATGGGATCTCCCCAAAGTGGATCATGAAGAGTTTGTGTTCATGGATCAGAGCCCTATCTCAAATACATCTATTCTCCAAGGCACGAGAGGTGAGATCAATCATGAGGATGGAGAGTATGTGCCACCTCAGAGAGACTCTTTCGCCGAAGCATTCTCCCAGGTGCAGGAGAGCTTGAACTACAACTTCTACTCAGGAAGAAATAGGGGTAAGTGATGGAGTTTCAAGAATCCCCACTACAGCTGGAAGTAAACAAGATCTTTGCAGCTGACAACATGCCAGTGCATTACTTCTACAAGATGCAGATTCATGTCAACGGTGAAACAATTGAGCCATTGAAAGTAATCTCACAGGACATCAATCGTGCATTCTTCGAGAACTATTGCGATGAACACATGATTGAATTCATGATAGGTGCAGGTACTTACCTGACGAAGATCTACAGGAATCGCAACTTCATCGAAGTCACGATTATTGCAGAACCTATCAATCCGACAACCAAACTCACTGATCCCAAATACAAGACCCTCACTCGTCGTTTTGTGGGTGTGCTTGTTGAGGATATCAGCGACCCTATTCTGGAAGCTCAGAACAAAACACTGATCGACGCTGATAAGCTTGATCGAACAAACATCATTGCAGCAACTATTCAGCTCATCGACATTTATGTTGATAAAGCTCGAGTCAGGTCAGTGGGTAGAACGTTCAGGAAAGCATCCATCGAGGAAGCGCTCAAGGCTCTTTTAATTGATGAGTCAGCTAAGGACAAAGTACCTGCCGAGTATGCAGTGAAGGGTGTGGATATGGTCCCTGCCACACACACTGAAGTTCGTGAACATATCGTCATCCCACAGGGCACCCCTCTGCATCGCGCACCTGCTTTCATGCATGAGAGTTGCGGTGGTGTTTATAGTGCCGGGTTCTCGTACTACTACTCGAATGGGTATTGGTACGTCTATCCTGCATATGACACCACCAGGTTCTCCAGCGGTAAGAAGACACTGACTATCATTAATGTGCCTTCGGATATGTATCCGGGTGTTGAGAAGACGTACAAAATCGATGGAACCAATACGACCATTTTGGCTACTGGTAAAGCATCCTTCGAGGATAAGTCTGATCAGCAAGATTTGCAGTTAGGCAACGGTATTCGGTTTGCTGATGCTTCAAAGTTCATTGATGGCTTTGCTAGTGTCTCCAACAACAAAGCCATTGTGGACAGAGCTACCAATGTCACTGAAGTGATATCAAAAGCTCGTAAGTCTGGAACCAATAACGTCAAGCTCTCAGGGTTGGCGATTAACTCCAACAGCTATGTTCAGTATTCTGAATTGGCTAGGCGTAACTGTGCATCATTGCAGTTGGTGTGGGAGCACGCTTATCCCGATGCTCTTTATCCCGGAATGCCTGTTCGAATGTTCTACCTCGAGAAAGAAGAGGTGAAACAAGTTGATGGCATTTTGATTGCAGCGATGGAGTACATCTATGCCAAGGATAAGGCCACGTTCGCAACGCAGTACATCCATAACGTAGCACTAATGGTGTTTGTCAACAATAAGACCACTGTGAACCAGTAATGCACAGGCATACACACTCTCTGAGAGCTTTTTAGGCTCTCAGAGAGTGTGTATAGCTATTTAGAACTCAAGCCTCTCCAAAGCCCGTTTACCTTCACTAAGGTGCGGTCCTTTGACTCCAGTGAGAATCGCATAAATGCGAACACCAGAGTAAAGTAAAAACTTATGGAAACGTGATACGTTATGTGAGATCATCGCCACTCGAAGAAACTCATCAGCATCAGCGCGTGTGATACGGATGGGTTTGTTGGTGATGTCGTAAACTGTGAGGTATTCGCACAGCCAGTCATGAAGTATGACGGACTGAGTGTAGCGTCCCATTGTAGGCGCAAAGTCCCAGAACATGCGGGGAACAGTGGCTCCATCAGACAGATACCCCTTAGGGACTGTTACCTTGTACTTATCTCCAGTGTGCTGGTCTTTCGCATAGAAGGTAGTGATGTTCTTGGTTTCCCACAGATCCGTGCGGAGAACAGAGGAGGGGCGATGTGCATATGAGATCATCACATCGGTATCGAAGTACCCTGATTCGAGTTTCATCTTGATTTCCAATTGTGTATTAACAAAAGTCAATCACTCATTATTCTAATGATGAAGCTTAATTGGGAGTGACTGATGCAGCAAATTCCGACTCATGTGCGTATCGATATTGCTAGCATTCTTAAAGAATTCTCAAAACAAATGAGAGCCGCTAGCATCGATTACGACATAGACCCGATCCTGTGTGAACTTTGGTCGGCTCTATGGAAAGAAGAATTATGGGGGCAGCGCCTTGATGATTCGATTATTGAAGTAACAAACTCTTTCTCTGACGATGGATATACCGAGCAGCGGATGAGTCAGCTCTATGACGCAATAAGCTATTTGGCTTACTCGTTAAGGGACAAGGCAACTGAGCTTGGGATGTACCTCAATGGAATCATCCCATACGATTTCTATGATCTCCAATACGGATTGCTGACTGTAAAAAGAGAGGATGTATGAATCACACACCAAATAAGGGCTTGTTTATCTCAGTTGATGGGATAGGCGGTTCTGGAAAAACTACTCTGACAAACATGCTCAAGAAGAGGCTTTTGTCGGAGATTGCTGATCTGACAAAAGAACTCTCTGAAAAGAAAGGGTGGGTGTTTGCACCTGAACAAAAAGAGGTTCTGGTGTTTCATCCCCTGTACAGCACATCTGAAGGGCGAAGGATACTCGACGAGATGCTTGCCCGTGCTGATGAGCTCGGTAGTGCGGGTGAGTTCGAAATGCACACTGTGAGCAAGTTGCTTGATGCCCATGGTGCAAATCTCAAACAGAACATCGCGCCTCAACTTGAAAAAGGTGAGGTAGTTATTGCTGAACGCTACATAACAACGATTGCGTCATATAACGTTCGCAGCAGCGAGTGCAGGGCTCTGTTTGAACGAAGGCTTGTAAAAGAGTTCATGCCTCCGCACATTGGGCTTGTCCCTTATGTTGATGGGGAAGTGGCGAAAGCCCGTACCGATGCACGAGATCGGTCAACACAGATCGACAACAAACCCCTGTCGTTCTATAAAGACATGGCCGCCAGGATGCAAGACGCAGTTATCAATCCCTGGACAAATGGACTGGGGATATTGAATCAATCGATCACCATGTTTTTGGATTGTTCGAAAACACCCGATGAAGTTTGCAGTGAAGCAATTCGTGACATCCGTTACTATCTGGAAGGAAAGTTAAATGCGTGAAGTCAGTGAAAATCGCACACTGGATGCGGTCAGTGATGCTTATGCAGGATTCCTGCGCAAGGTGCTCGGCTCTGGTACGCAGATCGGTAACCGCACCAAGGTGACAGGCTATCGTTTCGTTGGTATCTCCACCACGATCAACCTGTCTCCGTTTCTGATGGGCAGTAAAGAATTCGATGAGATGAAATCGGATCTCAAAGCCAACCTTGATGTTGAGACGAGCAAGCTTCCGGACGACTTCTCCATCCTGGCTGCTTCATCTCAACGCAAGTTGCCGATCATGTCGGCCATCGGTGAGCTTCTGGGGTTCCTCAGGGGTTATGACAATGCCGAAGACTTTGCATCTCTGGGATGCAACTTCTGGTTCAAGAATGCCAATGGTACTCCGGAATGGATTCACAATCCGAACCGCAAGGGTGACAATGACCTGGGTCGTATCTATGGCAAGCAGTGGACCGACTGGAAGTGTGCTGATGGTTCGAGCATCAACCAGGTCAAGAACCTGATCGACGGTATCAATACAGACCCGCTCGGTCGTCGCCACATCATCAATGGCTGGCGTCCTGATGAGCTCGAACAAATGGCACTGCCGCCCTGTCATCTGCTGTACCAATTCTTCCCGAACCCCAATAACGGGATGATGGATCTGTTGATGTACCAGCGCAGTGTGGATTCGTATCTGGGCCTACCTTCGAACTGGGTCTCGTGTTCATTGCTGCTCGCCATCATCTGTCGCTTTACCGGCTACAAGCCCGGCAAGCTGGTTCATACCGGCGGTGACTGCCACATCTATGCCAACGCTTACGAGCAGGCTATCGAGATCAGCAATCGTGGTACGGAAAAGATCTATCCTCCGATCGTAGTTCTGAGCAATCAGATCGAGCGGTATGAAGGTACGGACTTCCCGTATGAACGGATGCTTGAGATCTGTCCGGGTCACTTCCAAATCTTCAACTACTTTCCTGGGCCTGCACTCAAAGCCGAGATGGTCGAATAAGCTGCACTGAAAGGACATTCAAATGCAGTACCTGATGGATATTTACCACAACTACGCAGAGTTGATGAAGAACCCGGTATTTGCGGGTATCGCATCGCTGTGGGGTGTGAGCGTGATTGGTTTTATTTTCAAGAGCGTCCCCAGCAAGATCTGGGGATCGATCATGAGACAGATTACCACTACTGTCTCTATTGACAACTCGCGTGGTTGGCCTGCGTGTAACGACCAAGTGTTTCTGGCGTTTGGTAAGTGGGCAAGTAAACAAAAGGGAGTTCGGTTCTCCAGAAGCTTCTTTGTTTCTGGATCGATGGATGGCTCCAAGCAAACAATGCCGGGTGCTGGTACTCACTACTTCTTTTACAAGAGGCGTCTGTTCTGGTACAGCATGGTGAGACTCCAGAGTTCTGGTAGCGAGAATGAGAAGAGGGAATTCGTTATTAACCTACTGGGTCGCAAGAAAGATCTGATTGATGAATTGGTGGATGAGTTCTATCCTTCCATTCCATCTACTGGAATTAAGATCTTTCGGTTTGCCAAGGATGGGTGGGTGCGGTATGCTACGGCGAAGACCAGACCGCTCAATACCGTTATACTCAATCAGGAAACCAAGAATGAGATTGTCGGTTCCATCGATGAATTCATGGCAAGCGAGAAGTGGTATAATGACCGCTCCATCGCGTACAAACACTGCCATGTGCTCTACGGTCCTCCTGGAACTGGTAAGTCTAGCTTGGTTCGTGCTCTGGCAACGGAATACGATCTTCCCATCTTCAACATCATGCTCCAGGATATGTCGGATGAACGGTTTGAAGCCGCCATGTTCTCAGTCAATGATGAAGTGGATTCCTATATGAAAAAGCCATGGGGTGGCATCGTTCTCATCGAAGACTTCGATAGCAGCAAAGCTGTTCAGAGTCGTTACATCCCCAAACACAAAAATAGCGATATACCGGTTGGTACATCTTTCAATGCTGTTGAGATGATAAAGCTTACCAGACAAGCTAGTGTTAGGCAGCTTGGCGAGAAGTCCGAAAACCCAGATGCTGATGAACATAAAATCAGCATGGACCTCGAGCGACTGACTTTGTCTGGGATGCTCAACACTCTGGACGGTGTAGTGGGTCTGGATCGAGTGCTGATCTTCATGACCGCCAATAACCTCGAGAACATCGATGAAGCGCTGCTTCGGAAGGGACGTGTGGATAAGACGACCTATATTGGTCATCTCACCCATGCCGAAATCTGTGAGTATGGCAAGAAGATGTTCCCGGAATATGCGCTGCCTGATGACAGGGTGTTTGCACCAATTGCAGGCAGTTCTTTGCAAGACGTTTTTATCAGCAACAAGTATGATCCGGAAGCATTCTATGGTGCTCTGGAGGTGGTGAAGGAAGCCACCGATAAGAACGTCAGCGCTTTCCGTGGTTGTGTAGTGCGGCGGTAACTGTCTCATATCCTAGCCAATCGTATGCCTGGAACCAGCCAGGCATACGTTGGTAGGGACATCGTGGACATTCATTTTCCATATTCAGACAACGAGTTCATTACCGGCATTGCAGTAATAACGCCAGACGATAAGGTGTGGTTTATGCCTCGCCCATATCGTCACTTTGATCTAGTAAAAAAAATAAGGAATGAGTCAGGATACAAATCCGGCTTTATCAAAGAGCAAGGGTTCACAACAAACTTACGACGATTTGTCGACAGGTATGAAGCACGCGTCGTTGCACGCAATGCTGGTCAACTATTGCTAACTGTACATCCAGGGAAGTTTTTATGGTCTGAAGATATATGGTGAAGTAGATCTATTCAATCACATATTACACAAATAGAGATGAGAATTATCTTATCTCATATACCAACCGCACTACTCTTTTAGCCAGGAGATGCGTATTTAATGAAAGAAGGATAATCAAATGTTCATGACCAAACTGGAATACCAAACTCTTGTGACGCATGTTGTTAAGGAAACGAGCGG